AGACCAGGTATTTTCTTTCAGGAAATAGATCAAAGTATTGTTCAACTTCCAGTGCAAAATGTTTTAATTAATTTAGTTCCTGGATTTTCAAAAAAAGGTCCATTTAATACTCCTATTTATGTTACAAATCCATCTGATTTTAGTACAATATTTGGAGATGATGATAGAAGATTAGAAAATAAAGGTTCTTTTTTTCACAAAACAGTTAAACAAATGCTTAAAAGTGGTCCAGTTTGGGCTTTGAACCTTTTAGCAACAGATCCAAATAGAGATAAAGTGGATTTGCAATCTATAGGTGTTTCAGCAAGCATCAATTCTCAAAATGGTGCAGTTGTTAGATCTGCATATGAGTCATTTTATAATAGACAAGATTTCTGGGAAAGAGATACAGATTCTTTTTTGAATGTAGTAAAAGCAAATAATTTTGGTGTTCAAGATACTGATAGATTGTTTCACATCACAAATATGAGTGATACTGTAATAACAGTATTTATGTTTAAATCATCTGTTTCTGGCTTTGACGTTACTGCTGAAGCATGGTATGGTGATAGAACAAAGGTGCCAGCTTATCTCGATTATAGAGATTGGATATCAGATTACTTGGTGTCTGTTGTTGTTGTTGCAGGTGATTGGTCAGATTACAAAACATTGTCTAATGATACCACATTTAGCAAATATTTTAATAGAAATGGTTTAATTAAAACTAAAATTTCATCATTCCTTAATGAAGGTACTGTATCTATTCTTGCTAGTTATGATTGCTCATTAATTCCATATTTTAAAGATTTGAACAATAGAGATATGTATATTAAAAATATTATAAATAATGACACAGATAAAACTGGATTGTTCTGTGCATATAACGAAGATGTTCTACTAGAGGCTGATTTTAGAGTGAGTAGTCTTGATATTATAGGTGGTACAATTGTCAATGAAGATGTGAATAATGTTAATTTTATGTCATATAATACAACTCTAAATGAACAAATAAAATATTCTCAAAAATATTTAGATTCTACTAATAATGTTATTACTAATAATTTAGATAGTTATAATACAGATTTTATTTCAGACGGAGTTGATGTTAGATCAGGCGCTTATGTAAATGGTAATATATTTGGTGTTACATGTAATACAACATCAATAACAGGAACAACAGGAGGAACATTATCTACTAGTTTTACATTCAGTCCTAATGCATATTATGTAATAGGCGGCTCAATGATAACAGGAGGAACTTTTGTAGTTAATCATTCATCTAATGTACCATATCAATATGGTTCTAGATATGATGTTCTTTATCTTACTAATGATAATACCATTAATGTATTAGAAGGAGTTGCATCACCTTCAGTGACTGGTGCAATTTTACCTGATTATTTATTTAGCTTAACAAATACTATAATTGTTGGATATGTAAGAATAGTAAATTCTGGTTCAACAGCAACATTAACATATAATCCAATATCTATTGATTCTAGTGGATATATTGCAGTTGGAACTGTATCAGGTTATAAAACTGTTATAAGTGACGGTTTCGATACTCAAGCTTATATGAATATAGAATTTGAAGGTACATCTGGGCAAACAGGAATTTATAATAATTATAATTATATTAGAGAATCACAAGCATTTTATGAAATTTATGAAAATGTTAATACAAAAAGTGTTTTAATTCAACAAAACGTTGGCGATTTTATTGCTGGATTTAAAGACTCAGTATCATCAGTTTCTGCTACAGAAGCAACATCAAATCACAATGCAAATATTAAAATATATATTAATAGTAATGAACCTAGTAAATGTCATGATGGTAATGTATTCTTAATGTATTATACTGATGATGAATTTTTGTTACATGATAAAATTGTTGATACAACAACATTAATAACAAGATATGATGTTCTTGGTACATCAGGACAAACAGGAATTGTGTCACAATATTCTAAAATGTATTTGGATTATTATAATGGTGTTATTAATAATTATGATTATTTTTATGTTAATAATAATAGCGGATCAACCAAAATATACTTAGAAATGTTTATTGATCAAAATAATATATTAACAGTTAATTTCTTATCATCAATTAATCCATCTACATCATATTCTGTTTCCAATGCAAACTGGGTAAATGTTAATGAATATAATAATAGTTTAAATATATTTTCTAATAGAAGTAATTGGAAACAATCTGTTGAAATTTTAAAAACTGATGTTGATGATCTTACAATTTGCCAACAAATTTATATTGACAAAAATAGATATTCTGAAATAACAATAGGTAGTTTCTTAACAGCATATTATGATGAATCATATTGGGCAGCACCTAATGGTGAAGGCTATTTAGAAGGATCTGTTCCTAGAAAATTGACCAGAATTATTAATGTTAAAAATGATCCAACAAATGTTGATAGAAAAATAATTTATACTGATGCACCTATTAAAATTGATACATTTAATTTAAGTGGACAAACACAATCTTTACAAACATTTAGTTATTCTGAAATTGATGTGTATGTTGATGAGTATAAAGCTTTAGTTTTATCTTCATTTAAAGTACATGCAGATTCTATTCCTAATGGTACTGATGCAAGACAAAATTCAATACTTGATATTGTAGATATGAATACTAATCTTGGAAAAGCATTAGCAGATAAGAATAAAATTTCATGGAGATACCTTGTTGATTCATTTGGATTAGGACTTACTCCAGTTAATGGACTTGGTTCAAAACAACAACTTGTTGACCTTTGTGGATTGAAACTTAACTGTTTAGGTTTTATTAGTATGCCAAGTGCTAAAATATTTAGAGAATCAAATAATCCATCATTTGTGAATGCTGATTATACACTAAATTTAGAATTTGTGAAGGCAGGAGCTGATGATAGTAAAAATCCAGATTATTATTATCAATTTGCTCAACCAAATCAAGGAATTGACGGTAGAAGTTGTGTTGGATATTTCTTTCCATATATTAGAATATATGATAATGGTATACCAAAATGGGTCCCACCAGCAGCTTATGCAGCTACAACTTATATGCAGAAATTTACATCTAATGTTGCAGGTATGACTCCTTGGACAATATGTGCAGGAATAACAAATGGTAGAGTTCAAACCATCACTAAAACTGAAATGGACTTTAATAATACAGATCTTGAATCTTTACATGGAATGAATGCAAATCCAATTGTTTATAAATTGAATAACGGATATTGTATCAATGATGAAACATCAGCACAAGTATTTCCATATTCATCTCTTAGCTTCTTACATTCAAGAGAAGTTCTTATCGAACTTGAAAATAGAATGTATGATATGTTATTAGGATATCAATGGCAATTTAATACTGCAGAAATTAGAGCAGAAATTAAATATAGAGCTGATAAAATTTGTAAAGATATGCTAGATAATGATGCATTGTATGATTTCTGGAATGTTTGTGATGAAAGTAATAATAATGATTATGTTATTGATTTACAGATGGGTGTAATTGACACATATGTAGAATTGATAAAAGGAATGGGAATTATTGTTAATAATATTACAATAATGAAGAAAGGTGATATAAAATCAATGGGATTTCATTAATCAAATATAATAAATAAAAAAAAAGAGAAATAATTTAATTATTTCTCTTTTTTTTATAAACTTTATATTAAAAAATTTATTATTAGAGTAATAAAAACATACGTAGAGTTTATGAACAAAAATGAAAATGTAGAAGCAATAAAAAAAGAAAATGGTCCTTCTGGAAGAATGTACGCAGAGAAATACGTTAAAAATAATTATCCTGATATTTTTAATGATGTCATAGAATTTTGTAATGATAAATTGATAGATTTACCATTTAAAGAAAAAGTTTATCATTATGTTAATGATTTAAAAGAAATTATATATTGCTCAAATGAAAATTGTCATAATATAGTAAAATTTAAAAATTCAACATTGGGCTATAGTAAGCGTTGTTCAAATTCTTGTGTGAGTAGTGATCCTGAAATAAAGAAAGTCAAAGAAGAAAAATCATATGCCAAATACGGAACTAAAGCACCTGGTATGAATAAAGATATTAAAGAAAAAATGATAAAAACCAATCAAGAAAGATATGGTAGTAATAGTCCTTTGCAAAACGATGAAATACAAAAAAAATCTAAAGACACATTATTTAAAAATTATGGAGTTAATAATCCAAACAAATCTGAAGAAATAAAAAAATTAAGAATTGAGTCTTTCAAAAAAAGTAATTATAAAGAAAATTATACAAAAACTATGATGGCTCGTTATGGAGTAAAATATACTTTTCAGAATGAAGAATTTTTCAAAAAATCTAAAGATACATTATTTAAAAATTATGGAGTTAATAATCCATATGAAAATAAAGATATATTGAATAAATCTGTGAGTAATAGAAAAAATACAATTAAAAATAATAAAATATTGAATCAAGATAATAATATAATTGATGTTGATTATGACGCAAGAGAATATTTAATGAATTGTGATTCTGGAAAAAAACACACGTTTAAGATTAGTTTTGAATTATTTAAATCCAGAAAACAATTTGCAAATTACATGTGTACTGAATGTTTTCCAGAGCATTTTAATCAAACTTCAATGAGTGAATTCGAATTACTTAATTTTATAAAAGAAAATTATGATGATGAAATTATAGTAAATAGTAAGAAAATTATTTCTCCATATGAATTAGATATTTATTTACCAAAAATGAAACTTGCATTTGAATTTAATGGTATTTATTGGCACAGTGAAGTATATAAAACAAGTGATTATCATTTAAAAAAGACTGAATTATCAGAAAGTAAAGGAATAAAATTAATTCATGTTTATGAAGATGATTGGACAAATAAGAATCATATTATTAAATCAAGAATATTAAATTTATTGAATAAAAATGATAGTGTATTATATGCAAGAAAATGCGAAATTAAAGAAATTGCTGATAATATTTTATTGAAAGAATTTTTAGATAAAAATCATATACAAGGATTTATTGGCGCACAAATAAAAATAGGATTATTTTTTGAAAATGTTCTAGTTAGTTTAATGACATTTGGAAATCAAAGAAAAAATATGGGAATAAAAAGTCATGATGGCTCATATGAACTTTTAAGATTTTGCAACAAATTAAATACCAGTGTAGTTGGAGGAGCATCTAAATTATTTAAATATTTTTTAAAAACATATGAATATAATGAAATTGTTACATATGCAGATAGAAGTTGGAGTCAAGGTGATTTGTATTATAAATTAGGTTTTGAATTCGTTCATAAATCTAAATCTAATTATTATTATGTGATAGATGGTATACGTAAAAATAGATTCAATTTCAGAAAAGATATTCTTATAAAAGATGGATATGATAAAAACAAAACAGAACATGAAATAATGTTGGAAAGAAAAATATATAGAATATATGATTCTGGACAATTGAAATTTATTTGGAAAATAATTAATATCAATAAACATTAATTAAATATAAACATTAATTAAAAAAATTTAGAATATAGAAAAATAGTAGTATCTTTGTATATTCAAAAAAAAATTAATATATACAACAAAAACAAATAAAGATTATGAAAAAAATTAAAACATTTGAAGAACAACAGAATTATTTAGGTGTAGAAGATTATCGAAAAGAAATTGTAAAAAGTGATGGTATTAAAAAATCTATTTTTTTTAATGTTATTAAAAGTGGTAAGATTTCTGGTTTGACAGATGAAGAAATAGAAGAATTTAAAAAATTTATTTTATCTTTAGAAAAACATGATGCTATTATGATTTTATTAAAATTTATTGATAATAATATTAAAAATAATAGTATTGGATCTAATAATAAGATGAGCTTATTTTTATCAGATGATAGATTTTGTGAATTATATAATTATGCAATTGAAAGTTTTAATAAGTATAACTAATTTAAAAATCAAAAATATGAAAGTAACAACAGAAGATTGCATCAAATTAATAGTTGAACATTTAATTGAGAAAGAACACAACTTCACCAATGCTAAAGATTGGAAAAGGATTTCTAAATCAGGCACAGGTGATAATATCATCCGTAAGTTTCAAAACAAAGTTTCAAATAGAGAAATCTATGTCAGAGCAAGTGAATCTGAAATATTTGAAGTTAGTGATAAAGAGTTTGGAATGGTAACTAACTTTAAAAAATTCTCATCGTTAACTTCAGATTTGGAAAAAGATTTTCCATATAAAGAAGTTTTTGATTATGCTACTGTGTATTTAAAAGAAAAACCATCATATGGTGATTTATCTGGTAGTATTGATGATGATGAAATGAAAGAAGATGAATATAAAAAATTTGAAATTGAAAAAGGAACAAGAATAGGGTTTGGTGAACAAGATGGAACTGACAATCAAGGTGAATATAATGATGATTTTGTAATTAAAGGTGTCATAGATTTCACAAAAAAAGGATATTATTATAATTATGAAGAAAGATTTATATGTGATGGTATTATTACTTTTGAAGTTGAGAAAGGTAACGGTTATGTACCATCTCAAGAACCTGTTGATTTAATTGAAACTGATTATGATAATGGAGGTGGTGAAAAAATAAATAATAAATCTAAAATTAAAAAACTGGTTGGTTTGTATAAATTAAATGTTCTTTTGATTGGTGTATAAATAATTAAAAACAAATAAATAAACAAAAAGAGAAATAATTTAATTATTTCTCTCTTTTTTTATACATTGTATTTTTTTGTGTGTTTTTCTAATTCTAATTTTTCCTCCAATTCTCCTTTTTTATGATTGTATAAAGTGAAAGTTTGAGTTTTATTTATCTTTCTATTTGTTAAACCATACCATATATTATTCATATTAACTAATATATCGTATTCATAAACTGAAGAATATTCATCAACTAATTTAATGTCTTTACATCTTCCAGTTATATTTTTTGCTGTATATATATAATTATCATCTTCATCATAAATTCGATAACATTGAAATGTTATTATATTATTTAATATCATTTCTTTAAGTAAATCAAAAAAATCAATATCATATGTTAGACAATCATCCATCAATTCTTTAATTGATATCTCTGTATTTTTTAAGTCTTCAAAAGTTTTTATGTATCTCATAACAATATATATAAAAATAAAATTATTAAATTAATATATAATGATATGAAACATTTGAAAATATACGAAGACTATGAAGAATCAGATATTAAAATCGGAAATTATGTTGTACTTAATATAAAAAAAGAAGATATTATTTGGTACGGTCAGAGTAATGACAAAAAGAAAAAGATAGTAGAATTTACCAATAATACAATAGGAGAGATTGTTAATATAAAAGAAGGCTATTATGAAAAGGAGATAACAGTTAAATATAATGACATACCATTTGATATAGATTTCTATTTTGGTAAAGAGAAATCTATTGTTGTAAATTCAAAAGAAATTTTTGATGTTTCTGATGAAAAACAAGAATTAATAGATAGATATAATTTAAGACAAAATGCAAACAAATTTAATGTGTAAATATGAAGTTGAAAAGATTTAATGAAAGTATAGAAGATGATGATAATACCTACTTAGATATACTATATGATAAGATTAAAAATGATAAAAAAACCATTAATGATTTCGAATTTTACGTGGATAGTAGTTCAGGCTCTTTTGTATGGAGTTCTAATGATTTTGTGATATATGCCACTCCATATTGGGAAGATGGACAATTTCTTCCTATAAATGTAATTAACTTTGATGGAGATGAAATATACGATAAACAAATAAAAATGAAAATTCTTAATTCTCAAAAATCTATTGATGATACCATAAAATACTATTACGAAATAATAGATTCATTGACTTTAGATTTAAATAAAATTTCAGAATTGATAAAAGTATCAGAAATTATATTAAATAAATTACCAAATATAACTGTTGGTGATCTTACTGTGTCATCAGTTGATAATATAAAAACACTTTCAATTAACAAATCACTTGAAATATATGATTTCTTAATTGATAAATATCCTGAACTATTTATAATATCAAAATATAATGTATAAACCTATTATATATAAATATTTTTTTTTGATTTTTTTATTTGTATACTAAAAAATCAATATATAAGCAACTATTTAGGTAATTAAAAATATTTGTTTATTTTTTTGATTACAGTGTGTTAAATTTAATATATAGAACTGAATTATATATTTAATTTATAAAAAATAATCTAATAAAAAATGGGATTAGCACACTTTACAACAGTGGATACGGCAAGAGAAAAATGGGAGCCTATTCACAAAAATTTATATGAAGTAACAATTATTTTACCAACTGTTCTTCAGTCACTACATCCAAATGCAACTCACCTTCTTTTGGAAAATACTAAATCAGCAAAATTCCCAACTTATCCTGATTTGTCAACTGGTGTACAAAGATTCAAATACTCTACAAGAGCATTTGTTATGATGCCAGAAAAAACTCACATTGATGATTTATCTATCTCTTTTAATCTTAACCAAAATGACGACTATCAAATCTTTTGCTTCAAAATTCTAAAAGACTGGTACGATTTAGGTTGGAATAATGAAACTGGCACTCTTCATTATAAGAAAAATCTTGTTGGTGATATTATTATTCATGCACACGATAAAGAAGGTAAAGTTATTCGTAGGGTAACATACCATAACGCCATGATGAAAAGTTTCACTGGATTCGAAGAACTAAGCTGGGAAAGCTCAACTGATATCTTTGATTTGACTGCAAACTTTGTAGCCGACTACTGGGAAGATTTTTACTACTAAGTCATTAAAAATCAATGACTTACAACTTAAATATAAATAGTTTAAATTATTGAGAAGAAAAATTGAACAAAACCTGATTATTTTTATATATAAAGTATAAAATTAATCAGGTTTATTATGTTATATAAAAAATGTAGAGTTTGTGAAGACATCAAAGAAATTGATGAGTTTCACATGAAAAAAGGTTCACCAGATGGGCATAGAAATGAATGTAAAGAATGTGTTAAAGATATTCAAAAGAAATATAAAGAAGCGCCAGGGTTTAAAGAAAAAAGAAAATTATACGATGAGAATCGTTATACAGAAAATAGAGAAGCTATTTTAGAACACAAGAAAGATTATCATATTGAAAACAGAGAAAAGATTTTAGCTGATAAAAAGATTTACAGAAAAGAAAATAAAGATAGTATAAAAAAATATCTTGATAATTATAGAGAAGAACACAGAGAAGAAATGAGAGATTATGTTAAAAATAATCCAGATAAGAATTCAAAAAATCAAATAAAGTATAGAGAAAATAATCCTCACATTATTGCATGGAGATCAGTTTTACATTCTACAATAAAAAGATTTGGTACAATAAAAGAAGGACATACAATAGACATATTAGGATATTCTGCATTAGAATTTAAGATTAGCATTGAAAGTAAATTCACTACTAATATGAGTTGGAATAATTATGGTGATTGGCATATAGACCATATAAAAGGTGTGATAAATTTTTCAAGTGATTCTGACATAAGAGAGGTGTGTTCATTAAATAATTTGCAGCCTTTGTGGGCTACAACAAGAGAGATAGATGGTATTATTTATGAAGGAAATTTAAATAAATCAAAGTATATTTGAACAAAAAAAGAATCCATTAGGATTCTTTTTTTATTTCATGCTTGAAGATTTCATGAGGTGTTTTTATACACATGACAATTAATATTATTATAGTTAAATAATCTACAAATATTACATCACTTGATGTACATCCTGAAACACCACAAATTAATCCTACACAAAATGCCATCAATATTGGGATTAAAGATTTCCATTTCCATTCTTTTCTCCATGCGAATATTGTTAGAATAATTTCGATTATGCCCATATTTTTATTTTATATAATAAGATATAACATTAAAGTTTATATAATTTGATTTTTGGTTGATATTTATTTTATAGGGGGTACAGAATCATTTTATATATAATAGAAAATAATTAAATATATGAGTAATTTCAATGATAAGAAAGAAGAAGATGCATTATCTTATTTAGAAAATAATTTTATTAGTGATGATAAAGATGATGTAATTTCTATAAAAAAACCAGATATGTCATATTTGGATAATAATACGCCGTCAAATGAATACACTATGATTCCATTTGATATTTTACCATGTGGTATATTTTATAAAAATGGGACAAAACTTAGTATTAGAGCGGCTAGAGTTCAGGAAGTTCAAGCATATTCTGTGGTTGATGATAAAAATTATTTAGACATAACTGAAAAAATGAATCAGATATTAAGTTCTTGTGTAAGATTTTTTCATCCAAATGGTAAACAAGGTTCTTATAAAGATATTCGTGATGGTGATAGATTGTCATTGATTTTCATGATAAGGGAGTTGACATTTCCAGGAGGTAAGAATTTATCAAAAGAAGTAGTTTGCGGAAATTGTGGAAAAGAATTTAAGATGGAATTAAGAGCTACTAGTTCTGATACTGTTGAGAAATCTTTCGTTAATCATGATATGCCTGAAAAATTAAAGAAATTCTATGATCCAATTAACAAAGTTTTTGTTTTTAATATTGATGGAATTGATTATAATTTAGCGCCACCTACAATTGGTATACAAGAGATATTTTTTGGTGATATTAAAAATAAAATTCAGATTGAAAAAAATCCTAATGTAGCATTTTTGAAATTAGCTTCATTTTTATTGCATGATAGAAATAATATAACTGAAGATGGTATAAAAGTAAAAGAACAAGAATTTAAAAGGATGGATATGAAAAATTTTCAGATTTTAAATCAAGCTGTTAATAAGATGTTATTTGGTATAAAAGAGATGAAGAATCAATGTCCAGAATGTGGAATGGAGGTCCACACTGATATGAGCTTTCCCACAGGAGCCTCAAATATTTTCGTTATTCCAGATGCCTTTGATGACTATTTTGGACAATAAATTTGGATTTATGGATGCTGATCATATAGCACCTAGATATATAAATGAATTAGGTTGGTGGGAATATGAGGAATATGTAAAAAGATTAAATGCAAGAATTGAAAGAGATAATAAGCAGCAAAAAGAATCATCAAGTGATAATTCAGGAGCATCAAATTACTCAAATAAAATTCCTAACATGAATTCTGTAATGAATAATTTGGGTAGATATAAGCCATAAAATAAAATCACTATTTTTAATAGTGATTTTTTATATATAACATATGTTTAAAAAATTTAAAGATTATATATCAAATAATAGTACGGCTTCTTCTAATATCGAAGAATCTCAGGAAGAACTTAATTTTATGTTAAATAATTCAATTCGTACCTGTGATTATTGTGACTTCAACTATTCAATAAATAAAGGTGCTGATATTAATAATATTACTATTGGAGGAAAGGATAAAGATGACGATGATTATTATGTATCTCCTTTGATATTGTGCATTATATATGATAGAATAAAGATGTTTAAAAAACTCATTGATTTGAATGTTGATTTAATTAATGTTATATCTGATGATGATATTTATGATTATATTATGAAAATGATGACAGTTGATAATAGAAAAAATATCATAAAATACATTATTGAAAAACATCCAGATTTCATGAAAGATTATGAAATCAGGCAAAACTCAAAAAAGTATAATATTTAATAAAAATAGTTAATTTATTTAGTTAATTTATTTGATTTTAATTATTTATATATATACCAAAATCAAAAATTATAAATATGTCAAAAATAATGAATTTTCAAAAATTTTTAAGTGAAGCACTTGCAATGACATCCGATGAATTATCTGTTATTGATGACATGACAGATAATATTGATTGGAAAGAAGGAGATAAATTTGCATTTATAGATTTTAATGGTATAAAAGATATACCTATTAGTATTAGTAATAAAAAAAGTAGAAGAGATTTAATTGATATTAAGAATAAAAACTAAATGTAATTTATAATATTATATGGTGAAATTTGATGAGTATATAGTTGAATTCAAAAAATATCAAGAAAAAGAGGTAAAATCTCATAAACTTTCTGGTGTTGTTCTTATATGTAATAATAAGATATTATTAGTAAGACCAAAAAAATTCAAGAAAAAAGAGAAAAAGTGGTCTATTCCAAAGGGACATATTGAGGATGATATGAGCAAAATAAAAACAGCTATCACGGAATTAAGGGAAGAAGCTGGAATAAAGATCGCAAAGAAACAAATTAATTCTAGTGATAAATTTGTTATTGAGTATCAAAAATCTGGAGTTAATAAAAATTTAACTTGTTATGTGGTAGATATTGAATATATAGATATCAACATAAAATTAGTTAATGATATGATTTTGAAGAATTTTTTAAAAAATGAGATTGTAGAAGCTGGATTTTTTACAAAAAAAGCTGCTGAAGAACTTATAGAAGATAATCAATTAGATATACTAAAAATTTTAAAATAATATGGGTAAAGAAATCGCCTTTTTTGATCTGGATAATACACTTTGGTACATAAAGAGTGATATATGGTTAATTGATAAAAATAAACCATCTGTGCCTATATTAAAGATTTCTCCCATTGAATTTGCGTTAGTGAAAAGTGGAATTTATTCAAAGGATGAATTACCAGTTGATTATAACGGAGAAACATTTTGTATTTCTAAAGATATGTTGGAAAGAGTACAAAGAAAAAATAGAAATATTAGATTATCTAATTTAGGAATATCATATAGTGAATTTTTCAATGAAGATATTTTAAATGATAAAAATGTTATACTATTATTAGATAATGTGAAGCATCTTATTGGTAAAGATATCGAAATAGGAGTTTTGACAGCTAGAAGTGATAGAAAAAAACACTCAAATTTATTAAATAAATTAAGAACCAAATTAAATGAATATGGATTAGAAATAAGTAAAATTTATTTTGTGTCTGAATCAATTAGATCTACTGGCTTTATGGATAAAATTATTTATGATAAAAACAAAGTTCTATTGGAACATATGATAGGGTTGACAATTGAGGATAAACGTTTTGTTCCAATTAAAAAGGAAGCTTATGATAAAGTTTATTTTTATGACGATGTTAAGTCCAATTTTATGAATACTAATAATTTACAGGATTATTTTGATTTTTTGATACGAAATAGCGATGACGAGTGTATAGAATATATAACAAATAGAATAAAAAATAACAACATATCTTTAATAAATAATTTAGTGAGTAACAATACAGTTAATCCTTTCGAAACTAAATTAATAGAATTAAAAACACCTATTAAATATCCAATTAAAGTTTCTGGTGATAAGCTTACTGTCAAATTCGATAATTTTAAAAAAAATTAATCCCTTTTTATCTGAACTGAAGATATAGTAATTCTTCCTGTACCATCAGTCACTTTTACTGAATATTTTGATATTTCTGGAGACGAAATAACAAGAGTTCTATTAAAAAATGGAATATATGGGGTTAATGTTCTTGTGCCATCATCATAATCTAGATTTTGATCATTATATATTATGTTACCGTATGAATCAGTCCATTCATATGTGTAATTATAATCTCCTCCATTAGCATTCACACTAAGTATTGATGTTTGACCTATACTAATGTGATCAGGTGTTGCTATTGCAAAAGCTTTGAATTGTACATTATCTGATCTCTTTTTAATTTTACTAAACAATGCCAATATAATGGACAATACGCCAAATATGCTTGTTATAGAGGATGTTATAGTTTTTATAATTGCTAATATTCCTATTATTGTTGCTAATATTCCTGTCAAAACTGATATTGGTAATAAATATCCTACAAAATCAAATGCGCTTAAAAATGGAAATATTTCACCTATTTTAGATTGTAAATTTTTTATAGCGATTATCATAGATTTTACTGCTGTTAAAGCTGTTGGTATTCCAGCACCAAATGGTAAAATTACTAATGATGAGACTAATGATGATAGAGACAACGCAATTGTTTCAATGGTGTCAGCTATTAAATCTACAAATTCTCCTAATTTTATTCCTAACTGCTTTAATGAATCTTTTAATTCTTTTATCCATTTGTCAATTTGTTTTGATATCGGATGAGTTTCGCTTAAAGATGGATAATATTTATCATCAGTTGGTTTTGATACACAACTTGGATCTATTAAATCATTATCATATAATACATCATTTTTATAATACAATTTTCCATATATGAATAATTGAGCATTTTCTTCTGTCATTTCTGGTGTTGATATTAATAATATTTTTTTTGCTGTTTGTTTTTTAGTTAATAATAGAGGTTCAATTACATTCCATAGATTAGTAGTTATTTTAGATATAGGAGACAAACCTAATTCTTGAAGAGTGACAATATCTTCCTTTATTCCATCTATATTCTTTTTTAATTCATCAGTCCCTAATTTTACAATGTTTCCTGATGTAGCTCCTGATGTTGATATCAGAGCTGATTTTGATGTTGAAATATTTTTTTCTGTATTTATACCACTAATATTTGCTGTGTTTGTTGTAGTGTCTGAAAAACTTGTAAATGGATATAATATATTTGTACTATTAGAATAATATCCTTTTCCAGTTTCAATCCTAGCTTTAATTGAACGTATAGCTCCATCCTCACCTGAATAAGAAACTCCATTGATATATGGCTTAAAATAAGTAACAAATTGTTGAGTATCAATTACCTCACCATTATATCTTATTTCAACATAAATTGTACCATCTGATGTATAACTTTTAAATTCAAACATATTATTATTAATTTTTATTATATATAAAAATGTTAATGTTATATTTGAATTTCAAATATTAATATATAATAAAAAATAAAATTTTCACATGAGAAATCTATATTCAAAGACTGAATTTTTAAATATTAAAAATGATATAAATCCAATAAATGAAGGATTATTTAACTTTATAGGTAAACTATTTAGTAATATTTCAACTTACATAAAAAAAGTAAAAGGTGGACAAGAAATTCAAGACATATATAATAAATATTTAAAAAAAATTAATGATGATATTAAGAAAAAAGTACAAGTTGATTTGAACTTGACTGCTGAGGTACAAATAAATTCTACTACAAAAACAACTACTCCTACTACAACTATTGAACCTGTTGCTTCAAGTACAACCAATGATACTAAGCCTGCTGACACTGAAGTAAAAAAAGAAAGTAACACAGTAAGAGTACATTTGAAAAATAAAATAAATGAAGCTGATGTTGCAACAGCAGTTGACAAAGCAACAAATGCTGTAAATACAGTTAAAAACACAGTTAATCAAGCTAAGGAAGCAATCTCACCAGGCACAGAAGCAAAAGAAGCAGGTACCAATGTTAAAATGTCAATCTCTGCATTAAAAGGCAAAGCAAATCTAATTCAGCAAATAATTGATGCTGATGCTGAAGTTGCAAAAAATGAAATGAATAGAGTTTTGGCTAAATATGGTGGAGCAGAAAAAAATCCAAAATTGACTACTATAATAGCAAACAAAGTTGACGAATTTAAATTGGCATTTTTAAACGCCAAAATAAAAATATATGATGCTGGTGGAGACAAAACATCATCTCTTGCTGTTGCAAAAAATAGAGATGTATTATCTAAACAGTTAGATGAGAAATGGAAAAATTTATCGAAAGAGACTCCTGCTGATGCATCATCTGAGCAATCTACTGATTTTAAAATTGGTGATACCGTAAAATATCATTCAGATTCATTGAATAAAAACGTTGAAGAAAAAATAATTAAAGTAGAAGGAGATAAATTAACATTTAATGGAGCTAACGGAGAATTTACTAAAAATAAAAGTGAAGTAACTAAAAATAATACTACAGAAACTCCTGTTGAAAAACCTGTTGAAAAACCTTCTGAAAAACCTGTTGAAAAACCTGTTGAAAAACCTTCTGAACCAATAGTATTTAAAGAAGGAGATAGAATTAGTTGGACGCCAGAAGGGCAAGATAAAGAAATAATCAGAACTATAACTAAAGTAGAAGGAGATAAATTAACATTCAAAGAAGGAGATAAGACAGAAGGTAAAGATATGACTAAAAAATCAAGTGATGTTAAAAAAATAGAAGCAAAAACTGCTGCCTCTCAAGTTCAGCCTGCAAAATAAAAAGAAATGAAATGAATATAATAACATACTGTGAATATTTAACAGAAAATTCACAATCTTCTATATCTGAGTTCTTGAAATCTCAATATCATAAAATATTTCCTGAACCTACTGAGTCCCTAAATACATTATTCTCATCTTTCATTAAACGATTAGATATTGATAAAAATGTATCTGTTTTATATCAGAGTTATTTGAAAAATAGTCAATCACTTACTCAAAATGAGATAAATAATTCTAAAACTATTATTGATGTCGATAAAATATTAACTGAGAGTATTAAATATTTTTATTTTTCTTTAATTCCAATTGTTAATAGATTACAAACAGATGAATTTACTGTAAGTGAAATATTTAGTAGATCAAGAGACAAGAGATTGATGACATTAATGAGCTATTCAGAAGATAAATTTTCAAATGCTGTGTCCACCTATGCTTCTGCTGTTATTGAGGAAATTAAAACTTCAGCAAATATAACAACTGGTACTACAACACCAATAGCTAATACTACTGTTACAGAAGCTATAATATATAGAATAAATTATAAAATTGATAAAATACTAGAAGCTGATGATACTTCTACTATAACTAATTTGATAAATTATAAAAAAGCTGTTATAAATTGGATCAATATAACGTTGTATGATTTAATAAAACCTAAACTTCAATTATTAAGGCAGTTAGGCTTAAATACTAGCGATAGTGTAGATCAATTGGCGAATCAAATGAAAGGAACTACCAATGAAAATGCAAAAAAAATGATTCTTAATAAAATTTTTAATATGAATAAAGAAGAATTACAAGCATTGACTAATACATTAGGATTAACTAAAGAACAATTAGGAGATTTATAAAAATAATAAATAAAAATGGAAATACAAAAATTTGAAGCATATCAATATAGAGGCAAAAAATTAGATGTTATAAATAGAAAAGAATTTATAAATGAACTCAATGATGTTTTTACTTCTGAAATGTTTGGATATAATAATAATGGTACAACTTATCATCCTAATACAGAAACATTAGATATTTATTTACATGATGATAAAACAGGAGAAGATAAAACAATAAGATTGGATTTATCTGACATGGGAATAGAAATAGGACACACTGATTGGTATGATGAAGATGAACAAGAAGACGATGGAGACTTAGGTGTATTTGTACCAGAAAGAAATTTAGATTTGTCAATAACCAAAGCTTATAAGTCTCAAAAAAAGGATATGAATAAATTTAACATATAATATACCTGAAATATTTTGATATTTAAAAAGAATTTATTATCTTTGTGATCTAATATAAAACTATGAAGATAATAAATTTTTTGTTTTGTAAATCTGAACAAACTATGCATATAGTTAGTGATGATATTGATAATTGTGTTAAATATAAAGATAAATGGATTCAGCCTTATACAGAAGGAATTAAGAATAGAATAATTGATGATTCTAATAATTTAATTGACGAAGTTAATTTGAAATATAAAAAAAGAAACAAAAAAGAATTAATCAGTGAAATAACATTATGTTTAAATAGAATAGATATAAACTATGAAGAACATGGTATTAGTGATAAACAATATCAATTTGAATTTGATCATTTCATAAAATCTACAATATTAATGTATAAAAAAGAAGATAATAAATGAAAGTAAATAAAATTTATGATAATTTGATTAAGAAAATCGATTTTTCATATGAAGATATGAATGAATTCGAAGGTTGGAAATCATTATCAAATGCTAACTATTTTATGAGAGATTTTTATAATAGCAGTGATGATAATCGTAAAAACAATAATATACACTGTATCAAATTTGGTAGACTGAAAAATGTATTTGGAGAACCTAATTTTCAAGATAATTATAATGGCTCATTTTGGTGGATATTAGAATATAAGGGAGATAAATATTCTATAGATATTAATACACACGAAGGAAGTGGTGTTTGTAAATATATTACTGATGATATCAATGTTATGTATGATGATAAATTTAACAAAGATGCATCAGAATTTAGCGAACAATTATTTAAACAAATATAAATTAAAAATAATTCAATAAATATTTGGTAGTTTCAAAACTTTATATTACTTTTGTTCTATAAATAAAAAATAAATTGATTGATATAAAAAATGTGTAGTTGAACGTTACAGGAAAGTGTATCAAGATTAAGTAAATGAGTTAATGTCTTTCTATTGCTCTAAATAAATCTTAAAAAAAGTTCTTCATATCAATCAATTTTTAAAAATAGAAAAAAATGACATTTTTTATATAATATATAAGAAAGTAGAAAATAAATTAAACAAAAAATAGATTTTAATATATACAATATCATGAACAACATTAGTAGAAATATCACAGCGAACACAACAGCAACTACTCCCGTAACAGGAGGCAGACCAGTGGCGTATTTGGGTGATAACAATCTAAGTTGATATTTTTATAAAATATTTTAATAGTGTTAAAACCCAAAGATGATTATTCAACTTTGGGTTTTTCTTTTTTTATAATTAATTGGTCCTGTAGTGGCAGAATTTCCTAAATTCTATGTGCATAATGGAATGAAAAATGAGAGTTCGAATCTCTTCTGGATCACAAATGAGTTCTTTGAGTAAATAAATATAGTAGTATAGGAGTCAGGCTTATCTAGCTATCCTTGGACGATAGAGCACGTGAGTTCAAATCTCACCTACTATACAAATGGTCTTGTAATGGCGGAGTTTTCTAAACTCTATGTGCATAATGGAATGAAAAATGAGGGTTCGACCCCCTCCTGGACTACAATGAATATCAGGTGTATGTGGTAGTGTCTCGGGATCCGACACAAGAAAGTTCGACTCTTTCTCACCTGACAATAAATAGAGTAGTAGACCAATTGGCAGGTCGCTTCATTTGGGATGAAGACATTACTGCGGGTTCGATGCCCGTCTACTCTACTGATTATCAAGTAGTTATACTTGTGTTCTTTGAAATGATGATACAAAAATGGGGGCGCATGTACCATGGCTCGGCGATGAACACTTGCAATGTTCGTGTGGTGGATTCAATTTCCATCGTCTCCACAATTTTTAACGTTCAGTTCAAAATGACTTTTTTCCACTTTTTTATTTTTATATATAAAAATAAAAATAATTATGAAGTGTAAAAATTGTGGCAATGAAATAGCTGAAAATAGAACATATTGTTCTTTGAGTTGTAGAAATATTTATGTTAATAAAAATTTAAGAGATTATACAAAAGTAAAAGATACTGCTGATAAAAAAAGAAAAATTAAAGAAGATTTATATTATGTTAATCCTAAACATTGTAGACAATGTGACAATGTTATAAGTTTTGAAAATAAGAGATTAGACTTCTGCAACCATAGTTGTTCTGCTTCTTATACAAATAAGGGAAACAAAGGAAGAAAACATAATTTGAGTGATGATGGTAGAAAGGCTTTAATTGAATCTGCATATAAGAATTTTAATAATCCTGATATAATAAGAAAAGATTGTTTCTTAAAAGAAAAAGAATATTATTATGAAGAACCAAAGAAGTGTTTAAATTGTGAAAAAATATTAGAATTTAAAAAAAGAAATAATATTTTTTGTAATATTAATTGCAAAAAAGAATATTATAGTAAAAATTTAGAAGATTTTAAATTATATAAATCATTAACCAAATTTAAATTTCATTTAAAATATTATAGTGATGAGTTTGATTTTATTTTGATTGAGAATAATGGTTGGTATAAAGCTAAAAATAATGGAGATAATGTTGATGGTGTTAGTAGAGATCATATGATATCTGTAAAAGATGGATTTAGAAAATTGATAAATCCTTTGTTAATTTCTCATCCATCAAATTGTGAATTGATTATTAATAGAAAAAATCAAAGCAAATCTGACAAATGTTCTTTAACAATAGAAGAACTTTTAAATAGAGTAGAAATTTTTGAAATTAAATATGGTAAATATTATGAAAAAGATATCAAAACATATATAGATTTGAATGAGTTGAAAGATATTTATAATGAATATAAATATTGTAATTAAATGCGAATGTAGCACAATGGTAGTGCATCTGTTTACCAAGCAGAGGATGACAGTTCGATTCTGTTTATTCGCTCAATAAAAAATGCGATAGTCGCCTAGTGACCGATGGCGCTGGGTTGCCAATCCAGTAAGCGAAAGCACACCGTGAGTTTGAATCTCATCTATCGCTCAAATTTAAAAATTAATAAGTATGAAAGAGCTAAAAGCATAACTCCTACTCAAAAGAAGAGTAGGAAATATTCAGATTCATTCAATGAATCATTTAAATTTTATTTAGATTGTTACAGAAAAATTGGATTAGATTTTTCTGGTACATACAATCCAATTATAAAAAATGATATCAATGGTGATAGTTGCAAAGAGATTTTCAAAAAATTTGAAAATGGAGAATTCAAATTTAAAGAAATATTAACTAAACACCCAAATATAGTATTTGGTGTTATAAAAGGAAAGAAAAGTTGGGGATTACATGTTAAAATGTGGTCAGAAGGAATTTCAGAAGGTTCATTTAGAAAAATAGAAGTCCTTGAGGAATTTTATGAAAAAAATGTCATAATACCTGATTCTTTTATGAGAGAGTTTAATGAATCAGTAATAAGACACACTAAAAAGTATCTAGATAATTATAGAATAAATAAATAAATTAACAAGCGAGTGTCGCATAGCGGTCGATTGCACTAGCCTTCCAAGCTAGAAAGATAATATCACATCTGGGGTCCGACTCCCCATACTCGCTCATAATCAGATAGTTATAATAATTATAACTTAGATATTTTAGATTTGGCCCTGTGGCGTAACGGAAGCGTATGACTATTACAAGGTTTGGGAGATGGTTCGATTCCATCTGGGGCTACTTTTTTTGAATATAGGATTTTAACTCAGTTGGTTCAGAGTATTTGTTTAACAAGCAAAAAGTCATTGGTTCGATTCCAATAAGTCCTACAATAATGCCGATGTAGCTCAGTGATAGAGCGCCACCTTAGTAACGTGGATGTCGTGAGTTTAATCCTCACCCTTGGCTCAATAAAACGGGATGCGATCCATAGTGAGAGGTTACTGGTATTGGACACCAGGTTATTGCAAGTTCGAGTCTTGTCATTCCGACAATAAAAATGCTTTAGTAGTTCAATTGGTAGAACGTTACCCTTGTAAGGTAAATGTTGAGGGCTCAAGTCCTTTTTAAAGCTCAAATAATGCACAATTCGCATAGTGGCTATTGCTCTGGCTTTGTAACCCAGCATCCGAAAGGATATCATCAGTTCGAGTCTGATATTGTGCTCAATTAAATAAACTTTTATAAAAATTATATCTATATTTATTATAAATAATTTGGTATTATGAGAATAAATAATTACTTTTATAACATAACACAATGAAAAATTATGCCTTCATAGTTAAAGGGATATAACCAAAAATTTCTAATTTTTAATTCCTGGTTCGAGTCCAGGTGAGGGTACAAAAAATCAAGAATCTATTTAGGTTCTTGATTTTTTATATAAAAAATAATAATGTAATATTGTTTAAATGTGATAAGTGTAATATAGATTTTAATAGTAAGATTGGTTTATCAAATCATATGAGATTTCATATAAATTTTGATGATGATACTATAAACTCTATTATTGATGATTATTCTAATAATAACTTCACATATAGAGAGCTTATAGTTAAATATAAAGTTACTAATACTTCATTAGCTAAAATATTAAAAGCTGAAAATGTTAATATTACTGATAAAAAGAAAAAAAGAGGTACATGTTTTAAAAAACATACTGAAGAGACTAAGAAAAAAATATCAAAACTTAGAACAGAATGGTTGATAAATAATCCTGATAAACATGTATGGAAGAGAAATACTAAATTTATATCACAGCCATGCGAACACTTAAAAACTATTTTTGAAGAAAATAATATAAAATTCTTGCCTGAGTTTCCATATAATGAAGAAGAATTTGTTAAATATAGTAATTTATTTACAAAATATAGAAACTATTCTATTGATATATCATTTCCAGAAAAAAGAATAGGTGTTGAAATTAATGGCAATCAACATTATAATTCAGATAAAACATTAAAACCACATTATCAGGAAAAACATGACTATTTTATAAAAAATGATTGGAAAATATATGAAATATACTATTTGAAAGTTTATGATAGTGATTTTGTGTCCAATCTTATTGAAATAATAAAAAATGATAATGTTGGTGAATTTAATTATGATTTTGAATTAAGAACAAAAAATAAAACAATTTATTATTGTGATAATTGTCATGACAATAAAGTTTATAGAAAAGGTAATATTTGTCCAGATTGTTCACATTTAAAGCAAAGAAAAGTAAAAAATAGACCAAAAAAAGAGGAACTAAAAAAATTAATTAATGAACATGGATTAGAAGGTGTTGGTAGAATATATAATGTTTCTGGTAATGCTGTTAAAAAATGGATAAAATAATTTTATAGTAATATTTTTACAAATTAAATTTATTTCCAGCCTGCAATAATTCGAATTTTTCTGAAAATTCGAATGTTTCCACTTCATATTCTTCGTAATTAAATTCTACAGGTTCCAGATAATATTTACCATTCCAATAATTCAGCACATCTTCATAATCTATCATATCTTTGCAATCATAATTTTCATTATGTGATTTATCATAATCGTGTATGAATGTTATCGAATATTTTATGCAACTTTCTTCACTATCAAACAATTTTACTTTCACTGTATCTTCATCAAAATTTTGTATAGTATATACAAAATATTTTTGACTATTATTTTCGAATAATTTGATATGTTTCATATATTGAATTTTTTTGTGTTTATATAGAAATCAAACTCTATTTCAATTTCTTTGATAATATTATCTAATATAGACAAATCATTTTTGTCTATTATTTTTATATCGTGAACATTTGATCTATCCCAATAAATGTAAGCATCTATTGTTTCATACTTATTAAGTGCTGATGTTATAATATCATAAATATCATTATTTTTGCTTTTAAAATCATCATAATTTCTTCTTTCCAAGATCACACATAGTTCCAATCCTTCTGATCTGTGATATGTTAATAATCTTATTTTGAATAAATCTGTATATTTATATCTATATGATATAGTAATTTCATTAGAATCATCAAAATATATTTTAACTGATGATCCTTTGAAGTCATCTAATTCTTTTAGTCTAAATAGAATATCTTTTAATTTTTCTGAAAAATCTTTAAATATATTATTTTTGACTTTTGAACTATCATGTTTTAATAATGTTTCAAACTGTTTGATATATTTCATATGTTATATATTAAAATTTTTTGTTGTTATTTTTTTATATATAAGATATGGAATATATAAAAGAATACAACAAATACAATGAGGATTTAATCATTGAAAAATTAGACATTAAATCTCTATTAGACACATTTAAATCTTTGGATAGTAGAAAGGTTGCAACCTTTCTTGTTGGTAGCTTATTAACAGTTATGTCTGTAACACAGACTATAAATTATATAAGCAGTTTGAATGTAAATTCAGCTCAGAAAGCAGTATTAATACAAACTGTCGATAAATTTAAAGATCCATTGAGTTTTGGTGTAAGTAGATTGGCTTATGAACACATAATGAGTCATGAAAAATTGAAATTAAAAGCTTATACTATTAATGACGGAAAAGTCACAGTAGGATATGGGCATGCAGAACCAATTAAAAAATCAAAATTTAAAATAGGTCAACAAATAACGCCAGAAAAAGCAAATGAATTATTAAAGCAAGATGTTAAAGTTGCATATGATGGAGTTAGACGTATATTTGAAGAATGGCACAAAAAGGGAATAAATATAAAATTGACACAAAATCAATTCGATGTTTTGGTATCTTTAGCATTTAACATGGGAATTGATGGATTAAGAACATCAGAATTTATTCAAGCATTAAAAAATAAAGATATTAAGAATGCATCTGAATTAATAAAAACAACTGGATTAAGAGACGGATTTGCAGGACTAGTTGATAGAAGAGAAGAAGAATATAACATATTTATATCATAAAAAAAGAGATTCAAATGAATCTCTTTTTTTTATTTAAGTCCTTTAAGAACATCTATTTGTTCAGTTAACCATTTCATATCAAAGTTTTGATAAACATTCAATTTAACATGTTCTAATGCAAGTATTCTTTCATCAAGTCTATTATTTTCAATTAAACTTTTGATTTTTTCAACTAATTCTTCTTTGCCATTGATGGTAATATCTTTGTCAATTGAATCATCATTGGTAATTTTAATAGAAATTGATTCATCTATTAAATCATAGATTTGATTTCTCAAAATATCTTTTGATTCATACTTTTTTTCAACTACTTCTTCTATTTTACTAAATTTAATCATATTTATTTTATTTATTTTTTATTTGTAAGTATACCCTGATCTATTAGCCCAAACAAGTCCAGAAACTTGAATATATGTAACATCATTCACCATGATAGCAGGATATGTATTAGATAGAGTAGTTCCTGTTATATATGGATATTCATATCTCAATACGCTATCCACAGTTGACATTTTTTTAATTGACCATATAGGATCTGTGTCTTGAGTACCTGGTGTAGCATAACCATAATATACTGTTGCTCCACTTCCAGTTGCAGGATCAACTCTTAAAAGTTCCATTGCCATAATAATTTATATTTTTCTTTTATATATAAAAAAACACATTTCATATTTTATGTATATATAAAAAAAACTTGTAATAAATTACAAGTTTTTTATTGGTGGAGATGTCGATATCCGAGAATCGAGTCCAATATTGCCTTTCAGCTTCGTCTACAAGTTTAGTTCATTTTTTCTAAAATAAACAAAAATACATAATTTTTAAGTGGTCATCATTAAATCCACCAAACATTTTTACACCTTAAAATAGTTTGCTAACAAGGTTTCTGATTTTAGTCTGTTTAGGCTACTAAAACTTCATTACCAACAACAGCTTCAGAAACTGCGAAAGTGGAATTAGAAGTTAAAATATGCGTATGTGCGTTGCCATTTAAATTTTACCCATTAATTTATTAATCGCTAACTTAGATAATGCGATACTTGCTGATAACCTTATTCTACATTACTGTCAAAACCGTTCATCCCCTTTTGTTCTTTATATAGTATTTAAAAATTATAAAGTTTTTCTATTTTTAATAATTTAACCTTTCTGACATCATTATTAAGATATTTTTTAATTTCATTCATAATTTCCAATGTATAGTTATCAAATATTTTATTTTTTAATGCACTATCAATCTCTAAGAATAAGTGTTCTAATTTTGAATTATCATTAATATCAATAGATATAAACTTAAGTGCCAGTTCTCTTATACATGATGCTTGACTATAATATTGACTACTTACATAATACATTTTTATAAATTCAAGTTTATTGATTAGAGTTTGTTTTCTACATATTGTTTTCATTTTACAAATATACAATAATTAATTTGATTTATCAAAAAACATTAGTTTTTATGTAATAAAGTTTCATCATAATTTTCACTATCTAAAAAATTTTCAATTATACTATTTATATAATCTTTATTTTTTTCGTATCTTGGTAAAACGTCAATAGAGTTATTTACATTTTTTCTAAAAAAAATATCTCCTTTATTTAAATCTATCATTTCAATTGCATATAATGAAATAATATTATCTTTTTTTTCTACGCTAAATTTTTCAATCATACTATTATTCCGTTATTTTTGAACTTATATCATTTTTAATTTCATCTGTTGTTATATTTGGATATTTTTCTTTTATAGATAAATACAATCTATCTCTATCATCTTTCAATTTTTCAATTTTTTCATAATAAGGTTGTATTATACTTTGAATTGATTTTATTTCTCTTTCCAAATATATCAATTTTTCATTTAGTTCCATTGTTTTTCTAATATCATTTTCATCAGAATAAACTATAATTTTCATTTCATCTTGAATTTTTTGAAACATTTCTTTTTTCTTCATTATTATTGGCTCTTGTTCTGCAATTTCCTTTAAGTTCTGAAGATAATAGTTTCTTATCCTTACAGCTTCATCAATATATTGTTCTGCTATCATTTTTCCGAATTTCTTTTTTCTATTAAATATGAAACATATTCATCATCAGTCATTGACTCAGTTAATTTATACTCATCTTCTGTATTAGAAATATCAGAAGAGAAATTATTTTCTATTTCATATTTTATTTTATACCACTCATCAATGTCAAAATCAACATCTTCAATTCTATCATTTAATCCATATTCTTTATATTTTGAAATTAAATATCCAACATCAACAGTTTTACCTATTGTACCAGAAAAATAATCAATCAAAAAACTCGATATAGTAGAGAAATCGTCTAATTCTATAGCTCTATCTATATAATAATCAGAAAGATATCCAGCCATTTTGATGATCTTCATTTCATATTCTTTTAATTTCCTAGCTGAATCTAATTTTTTGTTAGTTTTTGTCATTTAGTGTAATTTATTTTTTAAGTTCGTCCTCAATAATTGTTTTTAATTGATTATATATCTCATCTTTCAATTTAGTTGGATATTTTAATATTTTTTCTGATATTAAATTTGCATAATATTCAACAGCATCAGCTTCTACATTTTCTTGAATCATTCCAATAAAACTTGGATTAGGAATTAGTTCTTCTATTGGAATTATCAATTTTACAGAATAATTACTTTTGAACATTTTAAACATCATTTTAAGAGGATCAACTTTTGGTTCCTCATTTTTAACTATAATTTGTTTATCACCATTTACTAATTTTTCATCTTCATCATCCCAATTTCTTTCTTGTATACTTGGTATATCAGCTCCTGGCATATTTTTTCTCCATTCTTCTAGCATAGCTTTCTTTTCTTGTGCTGATAAAACGACAGATCCTTCTACTTGTTCCTGTTTAACAGAAGATTGAGACATTGAATTATCAGAAAGAGTTACAGGTTTTTCAATAAATTTAACTTGTGCTCCAGCATTTGGAGAGTCCTGTATTTTACTAGTGTCAATATTTTTAAGTTGTTGAGCCATATTTACTAACGGATCACTTGATGGTGCTTGAAAAAAAGTATCAGGATTAATTGATTCTTCTACCATATCATATTTTTTTGCTAGTATATCCTTTTTTATACTAACATTATCACTCATTACATAGAAATTGACATCTTCTTTAATGATGTTAACTCTTTCTCCTGTTTGTTTATTCACGAAAACACTATTTGTCATAAAAATTATTTATTTTTTATTATATATAATGAATTATAGTACCGATTAAAAAAAAGTTTTAAACAAATAATGAAATATTTAAAAACATTTGAAGAAGGAATATACAGCAGCAGAGAAAAAATGTATGTTGATGCTTATGGTAAAATACACAGAAATCTTAAAAAAATATTGTGTATTGATAATCATATTGGAGAGTTAGAAGATACATATAAATTAACAATAGGGCAAGTTTACAATATAAGAATAAAGGAGTTACATACTATATCAGTTATTGACGATAACGGAACTGAACTGTTTTTTAATCCTTCAGAAATTTCTAAGAATTTCTCAACTTCTCAAAGTTTAGAAGAATATGAAATAAAAAAAAATACTGAAAAATTTAATTTATGAAATATATAAAAAAATTTAAGAATAATAAAGAATCTGATTATGTTGGTAAGTTTTGTGTTACACAAACAGAAGATGACAATGATGTAAAAATGTCAATATTGCAATGTAATCGTGTAGACTTTCCTATCAAATCTGATATTAATGTGTTTGTATCATTTGAATGTTTTGATATAGATAATAATAATATTTCTTATCCAGTAGGTGATAATGAATCATTATCAATAGAAGATTTTAACAAAATTAATTTTATGAACGCAACTGAATTTTATAATAGTTATAAAGATATATGTGAGAAACTATATTATAAAATTATTGAAGATTTAAAAAATGTAGAACTAGAATATTGGCGTCGTATGATTTTAAAAAATTACAAAAAAGAATTAGATAAAATACCTGAGTTTAAATTTTTTGTTGATTCTGATAAATTCAATATATAATTTTTATATATACGACATAGAAAAAAAATCAAAAAATGATAAGTAAGGAACTCAGATATTCTGAATTGAAATATAATGGTGAAATTTTTACTGAACAGTGGAAAATTGATGAGATTTTAATTGATAATAAATTCAATTGGATGGTTAATGCTGAAATAAAAAATGCTAGACTAGAAATTTTTCAAAATACATTAGTTTGGAATGCTGGTATTTGGTATAATGGAGATTGGTATTTTGGTGTTTGGAGAGATGGTGAGTGGAGATATGGAAATTGGCAAAACGGTGTGTGGTACAATGGAGTATGGAGAAATGGTACATTTAAATCAGGTATTATTTATAAAGGTAATTTTTTCAAAGGAAAAATAGATGGAGGAGAAATAAGAGGAGGAAATTTTATTGATGTTGAAATATCTCCAAATGTAGTTGAATATACTGGAGAAGAATATCAAGTAAAAAAACAAGAAGAGCAATCTCAGTCTAATACTCAAGTTGTAACAGCACAAGCTCAACCTAATACACAAGCTCAACCTAATGCGCCAGATAAAGTCAAAGTTCACAGTTCACAATCAGAAGTGAATCAAGTGATTCAACCAAAAAAAGAAAATGTAAAATATAATATGTATAGAATGAAAAATTTCGAATCATTCTCAAAAAAATAATTAAACCCAATGGATAAAAAAACTTTAAATTTTGATGATTTCATAACAGAGAAACATCATGACAGTGACGACAGTATTGATACAATCACAATGGATGTACCATTGTTCATTCGTATGTTGGAATTTGCAAAGGAAGACGCTAAAACTGATATGGATTTACATAAAGCAACAGAAATAGCACTTAAAATATCAAAAAAAGAAGGTAAATTGTCTATGGATAATTACTATAAAATTGTAAGTGAGTGCGGACAAGGCGAATGTGAAGAAGATGATAAGAAAGATGATAAGAAAGATGATAAGAAAGATGATAAGAAAGAAGATAAAAAAGAAGATAAAAAAGAAGATAAAAAAGAAGATAAAAAAGAAGATAAAAAAGAAGACAAAAAATGAAAAAAACTTTAAATTTTGATGATTTTCTAAATGAAACATTATCGACTATACCAGGTTCAAAAAATTCATCATCAGATAAACAGATTCTAAGAGCTGCAATTTTATCTGAGTTAGATACTATCAATTTATATGAGCAATTGGCTGACGAAGCTAACGATAGCAAAATTAAAGATATTTTGTTAGATGTAGCTAGAGAAGAAAAAACTCACATTGGAGAATTTCAAGCTTTACTTAAAGAAATTGATGAGGAATATGCAGAAGAATTAAAAAATGGTAAAAGAGAAGTAGAAAAAGAAGATAAAAACAAATAATAACATGAAAAGAACAAAAGATTTCGATACATTCACTGAATCAGTAGGAGATTTAGAAGATAGCTTCGTTAAAATTAATATAGATGAAACTGAATTAGAAGTTTCGGATAGACCAAAAGTAGGTAAATTAAATCAAATACCTGGTACAATAATAATTGAAACTCCAAGTAAGACTGATGAATATAATGCTAAAATGAGATTAGGAGGAGAAGTTATTGTTGATCCTAAATTTCCTGAAAAATCTATACACCACGTCAAAAAATTTAATGATTTTCATTAATAGAACCATGTAAATGATATATATAACATCATGGGATATATTTATTTATTAGAATCATCTAACGACGATGGTACAATTTACAAAATTGGTTATACAAAAAATTCAGTTCAAAAAAGAATTGACTCATTACAAACAGGAAATCCTTATTTGATAAAGGAATTGTGCTGTTATAAAACTAAGTACAATCAAAGATTAGAAAAAAGTCTACACAACTTCTATTCTCATTGTAGATTAACTGGTGAATGGTTCTCATTATCTCTAAATGACATAACTAATTTCATAACTTTATGCGATAAATTAGAAAATAACTTTGATAATTTAAAAAATAATCATTTTATTTCAAAAATGTTTTGATATATCAAATATTAATACTATCTTTGTACTCAATAATAAACAAAACATGTTTTTAAACATATAACACTCAAATCATATTCTTCCTTAGCTCAGTCGGTAGAGCATTGCACTGTTAATGCAAGTGTCCTTGGTTCAAGCCCAAGAGGGAGAGCAAAAAAAATAGTCAAGAGGTTAATAGCGAATAACTCTCATTTTCAATTTTAATTATTTATATATACAATAAAATATCATATGCACAAATGCGAAAAGTGTGAAAAAGAATTTAAAACACATCAAGGATTATGTAATCATATGAGTTGGCATAATAATCCAAACAGAAAATTTAATTTGTCTATATACAATGAACAATTAAAAACTGAATGCAATGACACTTCATATGATTGTACAATTTGTGATAAGAAATTCAAATCTAAACAGGCACTAAATTCTCACATAGGTTGGCACAATAATCCAAGTAGAAAAATTAATACTATAGACAATTTAGAAATATATAGAAATTCAATTAGAAATGGTGAAATAACAGGAGAAAATCAGCACACAAAAGCTAAGAAAATAGGAGAGATTATAATTGTTTCAGAAGAAACAAGAAAAAAAATTTCAAATAAAAATAAAAATAGAATAGTTTCGGATGATACAAGATTAAAAACCTCAAAATCTATGAAATTGGCAGTTTTAAAATATCCTGAAAGCTATTCAATAAATAATGTAAGTGGCAGAGTAAAAACATTGGAATATAATGGAACTAAATTAAAGGGCAAATGGGAATTATTAGTAGCCAAATATTTAGATGACAATAACATAAAATGGACAAATAAAATAAACGGTATTTCATATATATGGCAAGAGTCTGAACATTTATATTTTCCAGATTTTTATTTAACTGATTATAATATGTATGTAGAAGTTAAAGGTTATCAAAGAGATAGAGATTTATATAAATGGAAAGTTGTTGACAATTTAATATTAATTAAAAAAAATGAAATAAATAACATAAACAAAAACAAATATAATATATTTGAATATTTAAAATAATGATTAACGGACCTATAACTCAATTGGTCAGAGTATCTGACTCATAATCAGAAGGTTATCAGTTCAAGGCTGGTTAGGTCCACAACCATAAATAGTTATGGTTATAATAAATAAATAAATAAAGATGAAAAAAGTAATTTTATTGATTGCAGTTATTTCTGCATTGACATTTGCTTCTTGCACACCAAAAAGTGCAAACTCTACATCTACTGGTAATGATTCAGTTACAACTGTAGATACAGTTAGTGTTGATTCGGTATCAGTTGATACTACAGTAGCAAAGTAACAAACTGTAATTAGCTTGTAAAAAATAAAATCTGTATTTTTAATGCAGATTTTTTTATTTATATAAACTTATGCTCATATATATACTATGCATTAATAACTCAGTTATTGAATATATAGGAGAAAAATATATATGAGTACAACAATAGCATTTATTTTAGGAATAATGTTGGTTATATTTCTTGCAGCGATTGTAATGGGATTAATTGCATTTTTTAAGGTAATAAAATTAAACAAGAAAGTAGTTGAATTAGAAACATCAACAGCGAATAATATTGAAGAAGTATACAACAATATTACAATACAATCAAATGATTTTGGTAACATAGTTTCTAATTTACAAAAATCTTTAGATAACAATTTAAATGAAATTCAACAAAGTATTTCAAATAATGATGAACAATGTAATAGAATGATGAATAATTCAGTTGATGATATTCACAGAACTACTGATTCAAGATTTAATAAATTTGAAAATAAAGTTGATAGTTTAAATAATGGCATTCTTAATGAAATGAATTTAAGATTTAATGAATTTGATAAAAGAATAACTAATCAAAACACAGAGATTTATAGAACTATTGATTTTAATAGAAATGAATTTGATAAAAAAACAAAAGAATCTACATTAGGTTCAAAAGGTGTATAACCTTTATAAAAATTAATAAAATTCAATAACTGAGAATAAAAAAGCCATCAATTAAAAATTGATGGCTTTTTTTGTTTTTTATATTTTTTATAATAATTGATTTTTTTATTTCTATTTTTTAAAAATGTTAAATATATAGGAATTTTTTGATATTTATTTCTTGATATGCCAAATTTTTCAATAATATCAGAAAATATACACTTATTCATTTCTTTTGAGATTTCTGAACTAAGCTGGCAACTCATCATATCTGAAATATCAACAGTGGTTGATTTATCAATTATGTTTTTTAAATTTTTATATAATTTTACATTATCAATAGATAATATTTTTAATTTGCGTATAATCTTATCAGTAGTAGAATAAAATATTCTCGGTTCATCCTTAAAATATATACTAAAATGACTTTCTATAAATCTAATTTCTGACTTTGATTTAGATTTATATTCATATAAAATATTCATTATTTTTCCAATTCTTTTCCAATTATATCAACTAATATATTCATATCAATTAATAATTTTTCATATTTTTCATTAATTTCAGTCAAATCATTAAAATTTTCAGATTTGCTATTATATTCACCATCTATCAAATCTTCTGAATTATAAATTACGTTTTGTAATTCTGATAATATTTGTTTTCTTTCTGTCATAATATTTATTTTAAGCCTGTTGATGAGAATCCTCCTTCTCCACGTACTGTTTTTTCTAGAGCTTCCACTTCATTCCACTTATCACACTTCTCGAAGTTATTAATAACCATTTGAGCTATTCTATCACCACTACTAATTGTGAAATCATCTTTTGATAAATTTACAAGCAATATACAAATTTCGCCTATGTAGTCAGCATCAATTGTACCAGGTGTGTTAATAATAGTAATACCGAATTTAATAGCCAATCCACTTCTTGGTCTAATTTGAGCTTCATATCCTTCTGGCAATTTAATGAATAGTCCAGTTGGTATCATTTTTCTTTCAAGAGAACCTAATACAATATCATTTGGTATAAAAGCTCTTAAATCCATTCCTGCTGCTAATATGGACTCATATTTTGGTAATTCGTTATCTGATTTATTTATAATATCTATTTTCATTTATTTATAATTTTTTATTTTTTTTAATTTATTTTTTCTATTGTATTCATAATCATATTTGAAATTTACGCAACTAGTTATTACCATATTATCATTGTGATATATTAAATAATAATCATCTTCAAGTATAAGTTGGCATTCATCAAAAAAACTAATATCTGAACCTTTTTCGTAAATGGACATTATTTTATATCTTCTATCTATTTTACATTGTCCTCTTATAGTTTTTGTTGCAATAATATAATCACCTTTAATCATTAATTTCTCTTAATCTTTTTAGTTTTGATTTTCTTATCAATTTTTTATTATTGATATAATAAAAAATTGATTCTGTTTTTATGACGTTGTTAATCATATCATCAAAATCATATCTTAATGCACACATATCTTGAAGAAATTCAGCAGAAATTTTAAATGAATAAGAAAATTCACAGCCATTTATTGATACATCTATTGATTTATAACCAGAATATGAATATTCTTCGTGATCATGATTTTTCAACAATTTAAAATTGAAATCATCTTCAGTAAGATTTAAGCTTTCTAATGTTACAATTTCTCTATACATTTTAATTTCATTTTTCTAATAGTTTGATTTGATAGTAAAGTACCATGTAATATCAATTCTCTAACTTGAATAGTAGTTATTGTAATATTGTTCAATTCAAATTCTTTTATGAATTTTTTCTTTCTTATCTCTACATATTTTAGTATATTATATTCATAATGAAGTTCATAATAAACATCAAATATACTAACATATGAAATATTGTAATTTTTTCTATACTGCCAATCGTATTCTTTATTATTAACAACAATTTTTCTAAAACATTTCTTCATTTATTATTTTTAATTTAATCATTCTTTCGATTTTATTTTTATTGCCTTGATGAAGAATATTTACTAATCCCCAAACATAGTTATTACAAAATAATAATGTTAATTCTGCTTGAGAATCAAGATTTGATAAATAATTATGTGCAATAGTAATAAATTGTGAACTATATGTTATAAATTCTTTTGTTATATTTTCAACATTGATCATTCTAATAAGTAAATTAAAATACTCATCGATAAAAGGATTGTCTCTTTTTACTATTTCTCTAACTACACAAGTAACTATAGGAGCAATACATTGTAATGCAACATCTTCTGTATTGTCGATATCAACATCATTTTTATATGTTATTTTATCTAGATAATACTTGATGTATTTTTTTTCATTTTCTGGATATTTTGTCAATTGACAATCCAGATATATTTCATATTCTTTTCTCATATTTATGAATTCCAGTAATCTTCAGGTTCAACATTTTCTTCATTTTTTGATTCAACAATTTCTATTTTTTTGATTTCTGGTTTTTCTGTAACTTCTGCAACTTCTGTAATAGTTTTTTCATCAATTATCATATCATCAGATATTACTTCTGATTCAGGAACAATAATATGTCCAACTGGAAATTTTATAAACGTTTTTGGATCATAATTCAAAATTAGTAATTCTGTACCTTTTGTTTCTTTTGTTTCTGAAAAACTTGCAGATGAACGAAAGAAGTCTTTTTGTAACCAAACATACTCATTTTTAGGCATCATATACTCGAGTTCATCAAAGTAATAATATGAAAGTGCCCAACGTGATTTTGTTGTTTTTAATAGTTCTAATAGCTTAGTGTGGTCTGATTGTCCAAATTCATCTTTGGTTCCGTACCAACCAGACCTTGCATCATCATTAGAGCCTTTTTTCTCTACTGTGTTATAAGGTGGATCTAAATATATGAATGTATCTTCTGAATCATATTTTTTTATTACTTGTTCAAAATCAATAGTTTCAAAAGATGTAATATTTATTAACTTTTTTTGTAGTTCAACATTTTTTAATTTGTTAAGATATGTTTTCAATTTAAATCCACTGAATCCTGCTGCTGTATAAGAACAACTCGAAAATGCAGATGTCAAAAGAAAAGCATATTGTGATGCTCTTTTCATATCTGGAATATTAAATTCTTCATTTCTAAAATTTGATTTCTTCAATGAATAATATAATTCTTTATAATGAGTTTTAATCAGTTCTGCTTCAGTTTCTTTGCAATATAAGCAGCCATTTATATCATCAATTTCATTTTTTAAATAGTCATGAAAAACTTCATAATCTTTTGAGCAGCAAACCAAATTTGCTTGGTCTCTGTTGATGTCATTGTATCTGACTATTGAATTTGGTACAATATCTAAGAAAAAATATACTCCGAAACTACCTGAAAATGGCTCTAAATAATTTTTATAATCATTAGGTATATATGGTTTAATAAAAGTCTCGAATCTGTTTTTTCCTCCAAAATATGAGTGTAGTGCTGGTGTTTTTGCCATGTTATAATTTATTTTTATTTATTTAGTAGATTTTTTATCCTTTGTTTAATATTATTATTCAAAAATAATAACCAAGTTAAATATCACTACTAATATAAATTATATAACAAAAAACAAAAAAAGCTGATTAAATATCAGCTTTTTTGTTAAGATTTTCTAGTTTTTTCTTTCTAGTGAAAATATTGATATATCTTTGATGCTCTTGTGAACCATACCATTCATTAAATGATAATTTATCAAAATCTATGACATAAATAGTATCATCACTATCTTCTTCGTTATACTGTGAATCGCTGAAATATTTACGATAAGCTTTAATATCAACATCAATTTGTTCTTTCACTGATAATGTTATTCCGTAGTTTATTGTCATACAGCATCAGATATTACTTCCTCTTTACCCCATTCGCTTTCAAATTCAGTTCTCATTTTTTCGTATTTTTCATACATTTCAAGAAACCTATTTTTATCTTCAATTGAAACTATATTACAACTAAAAAAACAAGGATATCCATTTATACTTCTTGGTGATGCTTCACTATATCTTTCATAAAACATACCAATTGTGTTCATGAATTCTAAACGTTTAGGCGTGTCATTTTCATACTCTATACATTGATCAAGATAATTGAGTTTATTTTTTCTATCAGTTTTTATTTTACCTGTTAATACAGGTTCTGTTGGAGAAGAGCCAATAAATAATGACGCCATAAAAACCATCATAATATCACTTTGCCTACATTGAAGTGACGTAAACACTTTACAATCAAATACATCTTTAACTAGTGATTTAAGTTCATCATTAGTCATTTTGCGGTGTTCCCAGTTCTTCATAATTTTAATTTCTTGTTATGTTATTTTTTACTTTAAGAATAGATTTTTTGTCTACTTCCCAACATTCATCATATGAATCATCATTTCTAATATGTAAATTATCTGTACCTGAAGTAAATAATAATTCAAATGTATCATAATTAGTTCCTAATAATACTGCTTCTTCTGATCCACAATCAATAAATTCTTCACAAGCTTCTTGCATAGCATCTAAAATAGAATCTATGCTACAATTATTAATAACTCCATTTTTTAAATTTTTTGAATTTATATGTTTTTCAAGTATTGTTCTTAAATTAATTTTTTCCATTTTTATAATTTTAAAATAGTTCTTCTGAATCTTCGTTATTTAATCTATTTAATTTTCTGTATCTTATTTCTTGATTGAAGTTATAAATATATTCATCTATTAGTTTTTTACCATGCTGTCTTATAAATGTACTTTTATAACGTTCAATATGTTTCAGTGTGTTATAGATATGAGAAGTTTCCATATCTATTATTTTTATATCTCGACCATCTGATGTTTGCCACATCAATTTTGTTCTACCTGGCATTGTAAACAGAAATTATCTTTATCAATTCATCTAAAACGTCAGTGACATCTTTAAATTTATAAATCCAATCATTCAAATTACAATTGTGATATACTATACTACAAGTTGCTGTTAATACAATTTGATCAATGAACACCTTTTTATATCTATCATTTTTCTGTATATCATCAGAAAAATAATTATCATATGTTCTGTCTATTGTTGTTTTATTTTCAGATTCTAGATAATCTTTTAATTTTATATCCATTCTTTTTAATTTTTCTAGTTTTTCTTTTCTTTTTACTGATATATAATCACACGTAAATGAATTAATATTATTTTCAAAAGTTTTATTTTTACAATATTCACAATTTTGTGTACAATAGTAACTATTAATCTTAGCATCTTTTATATTATCACAAAAACCTAATACATCATCTGAACAAACACTATATTTCATAATTTAAATATTCTAAATTTTAATCATTGAGTTTTTTTAGTTTTAGTTTTCTTTTTTCTTTTAAAGATATTTTATAAGATGATTTATAGAAGAATATAACAACAATAGAATCAGTAAACTCTTTTGCAATTATTCTAATAAATAGCAAGAATAAAAAAGTTCTAAAAATATGAATTAGTGTAAATCCTGATTCAATATAGCCAAAAAATATGATATATAGTAGAGGTATTAATAACAAAAATAGATATAATCTACTTTTAATGTGTTCTTTCTTGCTATTTTCATTTTTACAACTATTTATAGTATTTTTATCTACTGTAAAAATTATAGTATAAAAATATTAATCAGACGTTTAAATAATATAATTGTTAATTAAATATGAATTTTATTATTTTTAATCAAGTCATAAATTATTTCATCCATATTAGAAATTAAATATTCTTGAACTTCATTCTTAATGTATTCATTTTTTTCCTCTTCTGATGCATTGTTCCAATTATTCAAATCTGTTGATGTTTTTATTTCAATCTTATCAATTTCTACTATAATATTCAGTTCTTTTATCATATTCTAAATTAATATTTATAACAGTATGGAGGATTTAATCCTTGATTTTCATATTCTTTCTCTTTAACTAAATCTTTTAGTATTGATTGATTTTCTGCTTTTCCTTCCCTAAGAATTGCTTTATACCATATAACAATATCACTATCTGGTGGAAAATGTTCTTTATCCATACTGGCTTCTTTCAATAGTTCCTTATATGATGCTACTCTATCCTCATAACTGCGTATAAGTCCTGATAGAGAATACTCTACTAATACTCTTTCTTCTAATACTGTTATACCATCTACATCAAAATAGAAATTGGATGTTTCTATCATATCCTTTTTATCATTCATAATTCTTATTTTAATTATTATACAAAGATAATACATTATTTTAAATAAAAATCTATATCATCAAAAAATGAAGTTAATTTTCATTAATTTTCAAAAAGTTTATATTTATTTCATTGATTTGTTATGAATTATCGTTACTTTTGTATATTAAATAAATTATTGAAAAATGAATCCAACAATAACATTTTTAATTGGCCCTCCTGCATCAGGCAAAAGTACATATAGAGATAAATATGCTACAAATGAGGTTATAATATCAAGGGATGATATAATAGACAATCTTAGAGTAGATATTGGTATATCATATCAAGATACTTTCTATGATAAAGAATTTGAGAAAAAAGTAAATTCTATACTTCAAAATAATATAGCAGAAGCTATAAAACACAGAAAGAATATAATCGTTGATATGTCAAACATCAGTGTATCAGCAAGAAGAAAAACAATGAGTAGAATACCAGGAATATACGACAGGAAAGCTGTAGTTTTTCAGGTAAATTATGATGAATTGGTTATCAGAATTAAGAATCGTGAAGTAGAAACTGGAAAATCTATACCAATTGAAATATTAGATTGGATGATAGAACAATATGAAGAACCATCAGAAGAAGAGAATTTTTCAGATATTCAATATATTAAATTGTGAAAGCTGTTTGTATTAAAATGCCAAAATATCCAAGAGATGATTATATGTTGGGTCGTAGTTATGAATATTATCACTCTGGTAATAACGAGTTCTTTTATGTCGTAAATAATTATAATTTAGGTTGTTCTTTTGAATATGAAGAATTTTCAACATATTTTATAAATGAAAGAAAATTAAAATTATCAAAAATAGATAAAAAATTAGAATAATTAATTATTAATATATAACTAAAAAATTAATAATGAAACATATAAAATCATTTGAAAAGTTGACTTGGGATAATATGATAGAATTAAAAATATCTGATATTGAATCATATAAAAAAATAATGGATTTATTTATAAATAATGAAGATGTTATAGAATTAATAGCGAAAGTTGACAATAAATATGCAGATAAAGGGGAAACTATACAATTAAGTAATTATAATGCACAATATGTAAAAAATAAATATCCTGATGATGTAGAAGAAAATTTATCAAGAGCCTGTAGTCTACCATTTTTAAATGATCGACGTTGGATTAGTATTGGTGATATTTTAACATATTTCTTATAAAAATAAATATTTTTAAATGACTAATCTTGATTATATAAAAAATAAATTTTATGATAAAACAACAATTATCAATCAGTTGAATATTTGGAGATCAGAGAATAAAAAAATAGTATTCACAAATGGCTGTTTTGATATTTTACATAAAGGACATATAGAATATTTATCCAAATCAAAAGATTTTGGTGATATTTTGATTGTTGGACTAAATTCTGATAACTCAGTTAAGAGATTGAAAGGAGAAGAAAGACCAATAAATCATCAAAATTCTAGATCATTCATTTTATCAGCATTATTATTTGTAGATGCCGTAATATATTTTGATGAAGACACTCCATTGAATCTAATAGAGATAATAAACCCTGATGTACTAGTAAAAGGAGGAGATTACAAAAAAGAAGACATTGTTGGTTATGATTTTATTATAGAAAGAGGAGGAATAGTAAAAACAATAGATTTAGTAAAAGGATATTCCACAACTAATATTATTAAAAAAAGCAGAAATTAAATTTCTGCTTTTTTATTTTAAATTTTTTTATACTGTTGGTGACACTGTTGTTTGTTGTGTAGTAGTTGTTGGTGCTACTGTTGTTTGTTGAGTTGTGGTTGTTGGTGCTACTGTTGTGGTTTCTGTTGATACAGTATTTTCAACACCATCATCATAAATCACTAAACTAGGAACAGGTTTATTTGTTTCATAGTAAAATGCCTTGTCTCCCATTTTAACAAATGGATGATCAAGATTTTTTACAATTTCTTGCAAAGATGTTAAATTATTTTTACTGACATAAACGTGAATTCCTCCTGATCTATTTTTACCGTCCCATCCTGCACTAAAATTTGTAGTTATTAAAGCCAATTTATCTGTAGATGTTGAAATTTTATCCAAATTAGGATTTTGATCTTTTCCACTCATATCAACATTCACTTTAAATCCCCCTTTATTTAATGCTGGGTGTATTGCATTAATTATATTAGTAGCAATTTTTTTATTTTCTTCTGGAGATTGATATCCTTCTACATCTGGTGATGTACTACCTTGGTACAAAGATGATTCTATCACAAAATCACCAAAATCTTTTAATTTTTTCATATTTTTTATTTTTTTTATGTTTTTATGTTATTATATATTAATAATATACTTTTATTTTTTTTATCCCATTTTCGAAATTTTTATTCCAGACAAATCTTGTTTTGTTATCTTGAAAATCATCAAATTCTGTCCATGCAGTTTTAGGCTTACCCTCAGTATAACCGTTCAATGTAGATTTAGTATAACCTCTTGCTTTTATTTCTAATTTTTTATCTTCAGATTTAACTATCTTAAAATCTGTTATTAGAGTAGTTGGATTATCTTTCATATCACTGATTATGATTTTATAATCTACATTTACATATTTACCTGTTCCTTCTAAAAATTCTTTGAAATTTTTCATATGCTATATATAAAAAATAAAAACCTTGAATTTACATTCAAGGTTTCTACATAACGAATATTTTTAAATTTTAATATTATTAAGTAATATTTGTTCAAACCCATCTGGTAAATAATTACTACTCAACCTTGTTAATTTTCTTGAGAAAATTATATTTTCATTAACTCTTTCTTTAAAATCAACTTCTTTGTTTTTTCTATAAATATAAAGAATATCACAAAGTTTTTCTATGAAATCATCAGTATCAAAATCAATATCATCAGGATATTTTTGTTTGAACATAGCATAAACTGTTTTAGAACCAGCATCACCTATTCCTCTTGAATCTTCTTTGAATTTGACAACACTTAATATATTATCTCCACCATCTCCTGCTACTAATTTCTTAAAGTATGACTCTTCTTTATTTACTTCTGTGATTTTAGCTTTATAAGTTATTTTATCAAAATAATTTATGAAATCCATATCATCATTAAGATCAAAAATATCACCTTCTGTTGTATCTTCAAGATTTTTCATAAATATATTATAATTTATTGGTACATACAATCTTTCATCTTGAAATTTGTGATTATACATCATATTTATATAATTGTCAGTAGTACTAAATTTTAATAATTGATGAAGGTCACCATCATTAGAAACCATCAAACTTGATATTCCCTTTTTGTTTCCTTCTGTGACAATGTGAGCCACCAAATCATCACCTTCAAATGGATCTATTTGATATAAAAGACAATTGTGTCTATTTTTTATACTCTCTTTAAATTTATCAAATGTATCAAATACAAATTCCCAATCAATATCAAGATCTTTCTTTCTTTTACCTTTATACTCAGGATAAACATTTTTTCTCCAACTTCTTTTACTATCAGATAAAAAATATATTTTATTGAAATGATAAGCATTAGTCAAATTGTTAAAATCATTTAATAACAGTGTTTCTAAATCTCCGTAAAGTGTTTTCAATTTATGTAGGATGAAAACCGCACGATAAAGTAGGTAATTTCCATCTATAACGCATGAAATTTTAATCATATTTTTATTTTATTTTATCTTATATATTCTTTTTATAATGATTTGTTTAAAAATAGAAATATATGACATTTTATTATTTATATATAAACTAAACCTGATAATTGACGGTAACTAAAAAACAATTAAGAATATGATAATTAATAAGAAAACAGAAGTTAAAATATATAAATGGAACATAGATTATTATAGTACATTTGTATCTGATATTAAGATGAAAGATACTATAGAGATAGAAACAGAAAAATTACAAAGAGGTAGTAACATAAAAATACAAGTGAAATGCGATAAATGCGGAGATGAAAAAACTGTAAAATTTTATTGTTATATACTAAATGTAGAGAATTGGAATTGTTTTTCATGTAGCAAATGTAGCAATAAAAATAAGATTGAAAAATCTAAAAAAACGAAAAAGGATAGATATGGAGATGAGAATTATTACAATTTAGAAAAATCTAAAAAAACAAATTTAGAAAAATATGGAGTAGAGAATGTTTCTCAGTTGAAAGAAATAAAAGACAAAAAGACAAAAACAAATTTAAAAAATTGGGGAGTAGAAAATGTTTTTCAATCAGTTGAAATAAAAAAAGTTTCTAATAAAACTAAAAAAGAAAAATATGGTGATGAACATTTTACAAATAGAGAAAAATCCAAAAAAACTTGTTTAATTAATAATGGAGTGGAGTGGCCAACTCAATCAAATGAAGTTTTAAAAACAAGAAATTTAAACAATAAAACAAAATGGGGAGTTGAACATTATAATCAAACTGAAGAATGCCAAGATAGAATAAAAAATACTTGTTTAGAAAAATATGGTAAAGAATCTTATTTAGCAACAGATATTTGTCAAATAAAATCAAGAAAAACTTGCAACGAAAAATATGGTGTTGATTATCCTTCTCAAAATTTAGAAATTCACAAAAAGCAATTTCCAAAAATGAAAACTCATGAAATTGGTATAAAATATCAGGGTTCTTATGAAAAAGATTTTTTAGAGTTATGCCAAAAACTAAACTTAAATGTTAGTAGAGGGAAAACAATAAATTTCACATTTAAAAACAAAAATAAAATTTATTTTTCTGATTATTATTTAGAAGATTATAATTTAATAATTGAAATTAAATCAATGTACATATATGAGTTAAATGAAGAGTTAAATATAGTCAAAAAAACATCAGTATTAGAACAAGGATATAATTTTATGTTCATTATTGATAAAAAATATGATGATTTTTTATTAATAATGAACATAAAATTGTGAGACATCTCACTTTTAATTGACAATATACTTCATGTGTCCTGCATGTGGATTATTATCAGAGCCAATATAAGTATAATATATTTCAATTGATTCTAATTCATTTGGAAGTCTTTCAACTTTTCCACTATCTTCATTAATTAGCATATTTTCTTTATATACAAATTTGACAGCAGGTTCTTCTCCTAATACAGTTCTTAGTCCAAATTTTATATCTTTGGATCCTGCATGAGTTAAATCTATATTATTATAAATATAGTCATTAATTATTTTTTCTTTGAAAATTTTTATATCATCCATTTTTTTTAATTATTTTTTCTATATATTCCAATTTATCTTTTCTAAATGAAATATTTATTTTATCTAACTTAGATTTTCTATCTCTTTTAATTATTATTGTTGATTCATACTTAAAATCCATATAAAATAGCTGTACACTTGGCATAGACATTGGAGTAACAGAAACTAATCCACCATATTGCTCATCATCTGGTAATAAAACATTCGGTTCTTTTCCTTCAAATAATCTAAGTTTATTTATTCTATCTTCCTTTAATTGTTGATGTTTTGATTTCCGCATACCTACACCACCAAGAGTAGATGCGAACACTCTTCTAACCATAGGAAACATAAGATCACTAAAATCAGATTTAATAGATTCACTAGGTTCACCCAATTCATCTTGAATAGTATTATTATAATTATAACCTGATAAACAATCAGTGTTATTATCATTATTTAATCCTTCTATCACAGAACTCCATTTTTCTTTAATTTTTTGTTTATCTACCATTCAAATCATTTTTTTAATAACTAATATTTTCAGTGAAAATTTTAATATAACTATCAGATTTTGCACATTTTAAATTTGATACAATTTTAGCACCATTATCCATCATAAGTTTAATTTGTTTACCCTGATGTGTATCTAAAATTCTTATTTTAATGATCACATTAAAAGGATTAATTAATTCTTCTCCTTTTATTTTTCTCAATTTATTTTTTCGTTCCATAATAATATTTATATTAATATTTTCAATAATATGGGATACATTTCTCAAATCAACTGAAAATTCATTATTATCATATACATCCACTTCACCATAAACGTAAACACGGTTGTCTAATTTGTTTGTTAAATAAGACAAAGATTTCAATGATTTACAATCCAAGTAATATTTAGATTCTAAGTAATATTTAGGTTCTGAATCATATTCATCATAAATTATAATATTCTTAGATGATATTTCATATATTTTATGAGTTAATATACTCATTTCTTTAAATTCTCTTTTATATCAGAAACATACGAAATCAAATGAATAATAGGATCAATAGTTTCTGTATATCTCTCGTTATAAGAACGCTGAACATTTATAAGTGTTGCTCCTATCTTTATAATATTTGAATTGTCCATTGACATTAATCTATTAAACAGAGGTCGCCCTAGAGCTTTCATCAATTCTAATGGATTATCTTGAAAATTATTTAGCACAAAATTATAATTATCTTCAATATTATTTCTGCCATCGAACATAAACTCAAAAATAGCGTCATAGCTGGACGAACTTATTGATTTAAATTGATCAGTATTTTTAGTAATAAATACTTCCTGAAGTTTTTGTGTAGCACTTCTCAAATCAGGAAAACTAATCATAATGATTTTCTTTATTTCATCATCAGTAATAGTCATTTTATTTTTTTGAGATATTGCTTTAAGATATTTAAGATACATAGACTGTAAATATTCTTCTTCTTCTTTATTTTTAGGATTAAAATCCACTTTCATGAATCTTGATAATATTTTATCATCAATATCTTGAATATAATTAGTTGTAAGTATGAATCTTACATGTTGAAATGTATCTGAAAAACCTTTCATGGCTTTTTTATATTCAGTAGATACTCCATCAAACTCATCCAAAAATATAGATTTTTGAGCATCTTTAACCATAAATGGATTCAAACTTTTACAATGATTTTGTAATTGTTCTCTTAGAATATTAACACTTGTATCTTTTGACGCGTTAAATTCAATATTATCTGTTTCTTTACATAATATTCTAGCTAATGTTGTTTTACCTGTTCCTGGTGTATCACTATAAAATATCATATTAGCTGTTAAACCATTCTTAATTAAATCTCTAACTCTTGGTAATAATATAATTGTTTTTAAGCTTTTAGGTTGGTACTTATACCAAAACATATCATTTTTCATATATTTATAATTTATAATTTATGAAGATTATAGAATTAAATATACTGAAGGTTTAATTATATCTTGATTATTTTTATATATAATGAAATAAAAATAATATTACATATGAATATAGATGACACGTACAATTATGATGATAATTTTGTTAGAATGTCTACAATAGCATTAGCAAAAGCATTAGAAACTAAAATTAGATGGATAAATCGTTATAGTGATGGTAGAAAAATTAGAGTATTGATTCCTTTTTATACATCATTTGCAGGACAAGAAAGATTTATGCTAGATGCATTTGTAGATGATGTTGTAGGAGATAGAGTAGAGTTAAATACAGATCAAAAACAAAGGGGTACAATAACATTTAAAGGTGGATCTCAAAGAGATGATGAATATGCCAATCCTAATCAATTTTTAGCTAAAGAAAGCAAAATTAATGATGAATTTAGAAGTGTAATTAGTAGAGTAAAGGCTATTCCTATTTCTCTAAATTACGAAATAAGTATCACTCTAGATAATGAATGGGAAATAGATACATGCTACACTAGAATGCTAGATGCATTATACAATTATAGATTTTTTAGTATAAGTTATTTTGGTATGAAAATAGATTCATTTTTTAAATTACCATCAGATGGAGGTATTGATATTCCAAGAAACGGTGGAATTGGTATTGACGGTAGTACAATTACAATAAAATTTACTTTAGAAGTAGTAACTTTTTATCCATCATTCACTGTCAACACAGAAGATTATGAAATGTGTGATAATGATGATTCTATAGATTGGGAATTTCTTGGTGTAGAAAAACCAAATGTAAATAGTAAATCAAAAGAAGAAGTCAAAAGAGCATATTGGTATAATAATTTACTTGACAATAGAACAAAAGAAGAAATAATCAAAGAAAAGGAAGACAATAGAGACAATGAAATAAATAATATGGAATAAATAAAAAGCATAACTTATAAGTTATGCTTTTTTTGTCTTTCTCATTTTTATAAAAGGTTTATTGTTAATAGTTATATCACCTTTAGGATTTATTTTTATAGATTTAACTTTAATTTTCTTATTTTTAAATTTACCACTCAATATATCATCTCCGACTTTTATTTTCATTTTAGATTTACCATCAAGAGAAATATTCAAGCTTGAATAATCCTCATATGTCTTTATAAATTTCATAAGAAATATTTATTTTTTATTATATATAAAATAATATTAACAAAAAACATTTTTATCAAAAAATGAGTTTTTTTAATTAATATATAATCTCAGAGAACATCATAAAACGAGTAAAACATGCAACATAAAATATAAAAAAGTTCGAAAATTATAATGGTGATAATTGTAATACAAATTTAACAATTTTGCATTGGAAGTCTGGAACATATAGACTTTTGATAAAATTGATTTCATTATCTGGTGATGAATACTATGCAGATGGTGTTCAATTAAAGGAATCAGATGCTAAAAAATTAATTAATGAATTTGGAGCAAAGGTTGAAGAAAGAAATTAAAAAAAAATAAAAAAATGACAAAATTAAAAAAATTTGAAATTTTCATAAAAGAAGGGTTAAAACCAGAAGAAGGCTTCGATGATGTCGCTAATTATTCAGGTTTCGGTACAAAAAATATTGATTTCGTTGATGGCTCAATATTCACATTTTATGATTTTGCATTTGAAAATGATAACATTGTTTTGATTGGTAAACTTGAATTAAGTGAAAACTATAGAGTATCAAATAGAATTATCGAAAACTATAATATATTACTAGTCAATCATAATGGTAATGTTGAATTACAAGATAAATCAAATAAGATAAAGTCCTTACCAACTAGAGACACTATGGAACAGTTAAAATATATTTATAAACATGCATATGAAACATTGATAGAAAAAGGTGATGATGCACAATATGATAATGTTAGAAAAAAATATTATAAATGATAAATACTAATATCAAAAATAAAAAAAAATAAAAAAAAATAAAAAATATGAAAAATTTAAAGTATGATTTGTTTAATTTCAAAAAGGATTTACCTATTGAAGATTATGAATTAAATGTAATCGTTGAGAGATATATTCGCGATTATGACAAATTTTCAGAAAAAGAACTTGTAAGTTCTTTAAAAGAAAATTTAGCAGGATATGCTTGGGACACAAAAGTAAAAAGATTGGTAGAAAATTTACAAGATGAGATCAAGAGTGAACCTATAAATTACAATTTGAAAGATTTGTACAAAAAAATTGAAAGAAAAAATTACGGTCAAATGTATCGTCCAGCTTTGAATTCTATTCTTAATATCATAAATATTCAAGATAATGATTCAAAAATGAGTACAATATTAAATGAATTGGTTATTCATGATTGGATTCCTGAAGTAAAAATGTTTTTATCTGGATATATGAATAATCCTATTCAAAGACAAAATCTAGTAAACTCAGGTAACGCATCAAAAGTATTCACTTTAGTCGAAAAAACAAATGAAGGTAATTTAGTATTTATGAAAGATCGTTGGTTTTTGATTGGACAAGATGAAATAAAACAAACACTTTTAGAAAACCACATCACAGACATTGAAAAATTAAGAGAATTTAGAATCTTGGAAAAAGTTATGACAATTGGTGACATCAATGAAGATAAGATTTCTTTCAGATTAGACGAAAACTTGGTTTTGAGTATTTCAACAAAATCAGATAAAGATGTGTTTTTAAATGAAGAAAAATTAGATAAAGAAACTACATTAGAAAATTTATTTAATTCTAAAATTATTCCTTGGTTGAAAAAAGATTTTTATGTATTATCAACAACAACAGCACAAAATTTGGACAAATTTGTTGACTTAGATATTGCATTAAAAGTAGAAAATGTATTGCACCCATGTTTGGAAACTTATGTTGTAAACTACAAAGATAAATTATATGTTTATAACAATGACACTAGAACAGGTTCTGCTTTTTATGAATATAATTCACCAAATGATTTAATTAATGATATTCAGAGAGAATTGGATTATGATTTGACAGGATTTTTAGAAAATAAACTTTCAAAAGAAGTAAAACATTTAAGAACATTGGAAGACAAAGAAATGGAAATCAAAGAATCTATCAAACAAATAGACAAAGGATTAGAATTGTTAAAAGAAAATGAAGAATTAGTAAATGAAGATAAGGCATTGAAAGAAACTTTTAATCAATTATTAGTATCTAAACATGATTTATATGAAAACTTAAAAGCTATCAAGGATGATAAAATAAAAGCAAAAAGAATGATTATATAATCTTTTAAATGATAAAATTAAAAAGATATCACAATTTGTGATATCTTTTTTAATAAAAATCAATTTTTATTAAACTTATATTAAACTTTTCATTATTAGAAATCTATAAAAATTAACTTATATATACATTAGATTTCAAGGCATTAAAAAAAATTTATACATCAACATACCATATATTTTTATAGGCAATATAGAATAAAAACAAATAAAAAAAAACAAATAAAAAATATGGCAAGATATATAGATGACACAACTTTCTACTATGAAATTATTTTATCAAAAGGCAAGGGAAAATTAACAAGAAAGTCCGAGAAAATGATAATTCTTATTGGAGAAGAAATGATAAAAAAATTTGAAAGAAAATATAAAACATCAGATGACAAATATGATTGTATGCAGCAGGGCATTCTGATGATGCTATCAAACTGGAAAGGATTCAATGAGAAAAAATATTCATCAGCCTTTCCTTATTTCTCAGAAATTTGTAAGCGTGGAATCGCAGGTGGACTAAATGTAATTTACCAAAAGAAAAATAATCAAGATATACCAAAAATGATAAGCTTAAGCAGCGCAAATGATGGTAAAGGACTTCATAACATTTAAAAAATAATATATATAATATGGCACTAAGAGATTGGGTCAGAAATGACGGATTTATTAATTCAATACCAGGACCCTCAAATTCATATAGAGGTGATGAAGAGTTTATAGTTTTGGTTAGAGATATTCAATTCCAAGATATTCAAACTGGAGCTCACAATAGATTTCCAACACTATATGATGTTGCTAAGGCTAACGGAGGTAGAAATTACATAAATGTAACAGACAACACCAAACTTGTTCAAGATCCACCTAATTTAAATTCTTTACGAAACAAATATTGATTTATGGGAGCAAATAAAGCATCATTTGGTAGCAGGAAAGATAAAAAAGGTAGAAATAAATATAAACAAGGTTTTTATAATCTTGAAAATGAAGAAAAATATATTGGAATCTTACCTATAAAATATTTTTCTTCTTGGGAGTTAGGATTTTGCAGATTTTGTGATTTGAATGATAAAGTTTTAAAATGGAGTTCTGAAAGTTTAGAAATTCCATATCAATTTAAAAATAAATTAGGTCAAATTGAAACTCATCGTTATTATCCAGATTTTTATTTAGAAATGATAGATAATAGTGATCCAGAAAAATATGATAGACTAGTAATTGAGGTAAAACCTAAACATGAAACTGAACAACCTAAACCACCCCAACGAAAAACATTAAAAATGTTAGAAAATTATGAATATTCATTAAACACATATAAAAAAAATATGCACAAATGGTATTTCACAAAAGAATGGTGTGAAAGACATCATTTAAAATTTATAATAATATCTGAAGATGATTTGAAAAAATATGGTATAATAAAATGAGTAATGTATCATTCACTGAAGAACTTGAATCTTTATTTGGACAATATAACAAAAACATCAACTTGATTAGAAAAGAATCTACAGAAGAGTTGTTTGGTTACATCACTAGAAATCCAAATAAGCAAATAAGACCTACGACATTAGCAAATATACAAATAGGCAAATTTTATATAATCAAATATAATTACAACGGAAACAAATTATGGTGTCCAATATTAACTATACCTCCAATAAAAAATTCTAATGAACTTGGTGTTTTAGAGAGTCAGCTAAAAATTGTAAATATCAAGAAAATATTATATGCAGTAAATTTTGATTATTTACCAATATTATATAAAGCAAAATTAATAGATTCTATAATACAAACAAATCCTGATAGATATGAAAAAAACTCAGATAAAATATCCAAAGGCGATATAGTAAACAATGAATTTTATTTTAATGTGAATTGGATTTATCAATATTTAAAAATAAATGGTAAAAAAAATTATTCTATAACTGCATATGATATATCTAAAATAGAACATGTATATCAAGTATCTTCCACCATTCTTCATAGATTTGTTTTCTTAGATACATATAAAATAAATAATAGTTTAATGTATGAAACATTAAATAATATTGTTAACAATAAACTCAAAGGAGAATTCTCTGATAAAATAATAATGTATGAGGAAATATTAAAATTATACGAAAAAGATATTGAAAATTTTTATACATCATTGAAAAATTTTGAAAAAAATTTAAAATTAATTGAAAAATTATAATATAGATATTAATTGAAGTGAAATGATTTAAATGAGCACAAGTATTTTAATATATAATAAAAATTAATAGATAAACAGTGGCAACATATAATAGATACAATCAGCCAAATTCCATGTATGATTTTGGTAGAGGTAATGTAGGAAAAAGTTTCGGTAATAAAATATTAAGAAAATTAAGCAATTTTGGAATGGACGAACAAGAAATGGTCGTTAGAAATAGTCAGGCTATTGGAGCATTTCAAGATACTAGTAATTTACTATATGAGCCTGGTACAAATATGTACGATTTATTTACAAAAAAAATAATTTCTAAAATATTAGAAAAAAAATCTATTGCATATTTAGACCGTAGATATTTAGATAAAAGAAAAATTTTACATCAATATGCAATAAAAGAAGAAATTAAAGATTATGTAACTAGAATAGCAGAAGAAGCAATTAATTATGATGATGATAATTATTTTTGTACTGTTACAGATTTACCAGATAATTATGACCAATCAATTAGAGTGAAATATCAGGAAAATTTCAAGAAAATTTATAATGCTTTCAATTTTAATGATGGATTAACTGCTTGGAATTATATGAAAACTTTTTTAATTGATGGATTTTTATCATTTGAAATCGTTTACGATGATGATCAAAAAAACATAATTGAACTAAATTTATTGGACCCATTAACATTAATTGTTGCTGCTGAACCAGGAACTGGTACAGTTGTTTGGATTCAAAACCCAGATATTCCTCAATTGAGGAGAGTTTTGTTGGATGCTAATATTATTTACATTTCATATTCAAATAATTTGGATTATGATGAAACAAGTTATGTAGAAGGATTAATCAAACCTTATAATCAATTAAAATTATTGGAATTTACTAAATTGATGTATAATTTAAATCAAGCATCAATATACAAAAAATTTGTAATCCCTGTTAATGGACTAACTAGACAACAAGCTGAACAACAAATAAGTCAACTAATGAGTGAATATCATGAAGACATAGAATGGGACGACACCACAGGAGTACCATACATAAATGGTTCTACTAAAATTCCTCATTCAAAAGATTATTGGTTTCCTACATCAGAACTTGGAACACCAGAAATGGATATTATTCAACCACAACAAGCAGAATTAAATGAAGATATAGTTTTACAGTGGTTTTATAAATCGTTCAAACGAGCATCAAAAATGCCATTCTCTAGATTGGATGAAGACCAGGGTGGAGGTAATTTTTATGATGACACTGCATCTATAACTATGGACGAAATAAGATTTAAAAATTTTGTTGGTAGATTACGAACATTGTTCAAAGAAGTATTAGTTAAGCCATTAAAAATACAGATGATTTTAGAATTTCCCGAATTGAGCAGTGATAAAATATTTGAAAGTTATATTAAATTAAATTTCAATTCAAATGATTTATTCGAAGAATGGAAATATTTGAATAATTTAGCAAAAAGAGCAGAAATTTCATCTACGTTATCAAGTAATTTACAAGATGGTGATGGGAAGCCCTACCTTTCGATTGAGTGGATTGTGAGAAATATTATGAAATTTACTGATAAAGATATTGAATCTAACAACAAATATAAAATGATGAGTGGAACAGCAGGAGAAGGAGCAGGAGCATCTGGAGGTGGAGGCGGCTTTGGAGGAGAAGGCGGATTTCCAGGTGGTGAACCAGGATTTCCTGGTGCACAAGGTGATGCACAAGGTGGTGGACAGGCACAAGGTGGAGCACAAGGTGGAGCACAAGGTGGAGCACAAGGTGGAGCACAAGGTGGAGCACAAGGTGGAGCACAAGGTGGAGCACAAGGTGGAGCACAAGGAGAAGCAGAATTTTAAACAAAAAAGTGAGAATTAATTCTCACTTTTTTTATAAATAAATTTTAGGTTACCAGAATCATATATTCTGTATATTTTTCTATCAATCATAATTTCGTGTTCACTTTTATTTGGATCAAAACCTTTCTTAACTAATAAATCTTTTCTGAAGTTAAATCTGTGATGTCTAATTCCGTCAATTATATAGTAATAATTTGGTTCAGTTTTTCCGTTATAATTAAATCCAAGAGTTTCATACAATTTACCTTGACTAAAACTTCTATCTGCGTATGTAGTCATTTCACTTGGAGTATAATTGTTTATAAAATATTTAAACAATCTTGATGCACCACCTACAATATTAGTATTTAATTTATTACAAAATCTTAGTAATTCATATTCACCTTTATTTGTTGATTTTTTACCCATTGCTATACGTCTATTACCGAAAGTCATCAAGCTTACTAATTCATCATTATAAAATAATCCTATTTTAACTTTTGATCCGACAAATCCTTGTATATGATTTTTATTTAAAAAATCTCTAAGTAATTTATTATCATACATCTCTTTAATTATACATTTTCTAGCATAAATTTTATTAGTATTTTTACCTAATTTATTTAATATTATAGATTTTACAATTTCTTGTCTATATAGCCAATCATCTTCCCATATATGAATTAATTGTATTCCTTGCTTTTCACATTCTTCAGTCTTATTTAAATGATAATTATTTTCCTTATTTACTTCACTGTGCCAATATAATCCATTAAATTCAAATGCTAATTTCAAATCAGGAATATAAATATCCAATTCTAATGGTGAAATTATCTTTCTATTATTTTCTATTATTTCGTTATTATAATTATTTTTTATAAATTCACATAATTTAATTTCATAACCAGATGAAAATGAACCAATTGGATTACAAACAGTGCAGATTGTTGTATTTAATTTTATTCTATTTTTTAATAATTCTCTTGATATTTCATAATTGTGTTTTTTCTCACATAAAAAAATATAATTTTTATTATCAGTAAAAACTAAGTTATTGTATTTTTCTAATAATTTTTTAGTTATTGTATTTTTATATTTTTCAACAATTAAGTGTTTTTTGTTTTTAAAGTTTTCTGATTGATGATAATTCTCATTCCCATATTTTATCAGCACTGATTTTTTTACCTTTTTAATCATATCAGAATAATCACGATTTTTATTAGTAATTTTAATTCTATTCTTATAATCTTCTGTTTGGGTATAATAATCTACTCCAAATTTATCAAAACTTGTTTGTTTTACCTTTTCAATAAATTCATCTGTTTTAGAATAATGATCAACACCATATTTTTCTAATGATGTTTTTTTGTTTTTTATTGTAGAACATTTATTTGAGCAACAAAAAATATTATATTTAGATGTGTTTCTACAATATTCTTTATAAGTCACCAATTTTTCATCACCACAAACATCACACACTGCTACAATTTCAGATTTACTACCTTTGGTCAAATCTAATACTTTTATATCATATATATTATTAACATCTACAATATAGTTCATTTTTCTATAATGTGATATTGTTTTGCTATTCATTTTTAATTTAACAAATTCTGTTTTTATCATAATATATTTTTGTTATTATATATAAATAAATATGGTTTGTTTTCTGAATAAGTATTATTTATTCAAATTAATAAAATTTGATATTAAATTTAAAAATTCAACCATAATTATTTAATATATAAACAAAAACAAAAATAAATATGCCAGTAGATAGAGGAATAATTGCAATATTGTATTATAATAATATAACTGATATTGATAAAGTAGAAGATTTCATAGGAGAAAAAAACGGTTATTATGAAATTAAAATAAATGGAAAAATTGAAAAATTAAAAATACCAGATATATCATATGTTGAACATATAGAAGATGTAGAAGATGTAGAAGATGTGATAAAAGTAATATATAAAGAAGATACGTATGAAAAAGAATTAGAATATGAATTAGAAAAAATTAAAATAAGTTCAAATAAAATTGAAGAAGAAAGTAAAAGAATAAATAATAATATAATTGAATCACAAAAAAAAACAAAATTAGATTCAGAAGAAAAAAGAATAGCTTCAATTGAAGAACTAAAAAAACGTGAAATTGAGTTGGGTATTGTTAAAGAACCAATATCAAAATTTTTAGCTAATTCATCTGGAACAACATTCAATGAAGAATCTATAATAGAAAGCACAACAGAAAAAACAATAGAAAACTCACAAGTTAGTACAGATAACAAATTAAATTTGAGATATTCGAATGTTCCTAATATTAACACAGAATTAATTAATGAATCTATTGTTGATACAATTGAAAATAATCAAGATGAATCAAAAGATAAATCAAACAATGACAACTCAAAAAAAAATAGTTCTGCTATTACTAAAACTGTAAAAACAGAAACATATTTCTCGTCAGATACTGATAAAAATGATGATTCTAAAAAAAATAAAAATAAAAAAAATACTTCAACCAAATCTAAAAAGTCAGATGATAATGAATACATAAATGCGATTTAGTATACTTTAAATTAAAATAATAAAGCCCAGATATTATAAAAAATATCTGGGCTTTATTTATATATAAAAGAAATATGAAAGAAATATGAAAGTTAATAGATTTAATGAAAGTGTTGGTTTTTTAGATAGAAGGTACAAAATTGACATGATGATAGTTTTTAAACGATACAAAAGATTTAAAAATTCTCAACATAGATTAGCCTCAATATCTAATATGATAGATAATGGAGGAGGAGATGTTTATTTATATTCTATATCAGAAGATTTAAAAGATGCACTCATAAAAAGTGATAAATTCGGGCATACATTGCAAACTGTACCAATAGAATCATTAATAAATTTTGATTTGGATGAATATATAATATTTAAAAAAACTGATAAATATAATTTATAATAATATTAAAAAATAATATTAACTAAATTATAAAAATAGAAAAAAATGACATTTTTTAAGTAATATATAAAAGAAAAATAAAAGAAATATGAAACCAGTTCTTATTGTAGAACATTGTATGGACGGTCTTAAACCAATAAATGAACAAGCTGATCAAAAGAAAGGTAATTACATTTTAGGGGGTACTTTTACTGAATTTAATATTAAGAATAGAAACGATAGAATCTATACTGCAGAAAAATTCTTACCTCACTTAGATGAATTATTGAGTCGTAAACAACAGCTTGGCGTAGTCTATGGTGAATTTGATCACCCTGATGTGTTCGACACATCGTTAGGAAGAGTTTCGCACACAATCGAAAATGCTGTATTTGATAAAGTATCAAATTCCGTAAAAGGAGAAATTAGATTGTTAAATACCCATTGGGGTAAAGAAGCGAAAGCACTTGTTGATGATGGTTGTCCTATTTTCGTATCATCTAGAGCCGCGGGCATCACCGAATCAGATGGTACAGTTACTGTTAAAAAATTATTTACATATGATGCAGTTGCAGATCCAGGCTTCAGTTCAGCTAGAATGGAAGTCAAATCATTAAATGAAAGTTATGGATTTAGTGACAAAGATTACTTTAGGATATATGATTTATCCGACGAGTCAAAAATAAATGAATTATTCCAAATGAACGAAGACTTTGTAACAAAAAAACAAATGACAGAGTATTCTAATTATTTAACAGAAGAAATTGAAACCTTTAAATTGAAAATTAATGACATGGTTAAAGGTAAAAATGTCGATTTTGATCCTGCCAAATTAGAAAGTGTACTTGATTATTACGAACAATTACATGAACAACAATCAAAAATGGTAAAATATTTAGATTATCTTGCAGAAAGTATGCAATTTGTTGTAAATGAAAATGTTCAATTGAAAAAAACAACAACAGATTTAATTAAACACAATGATTATCTTGCTGAAAACATTGAAAAAATAGGAAACTATTCAGAATATTTAGCTGAAAATCTTGACAAATCTATTGATTATGGTAAATATATTGCAGAAACTTTAGATAAAAATATTGATTTCTCAGAATATATAGCCGAACATGTAGATAAAAATATCAAATATTCAGAATACATTGCTGAAAATCTTGACAAATCTATTGACTATTCAGAATACATTGCTGAAAATCTTGACAGTTCTATTGTTTATTCAGAATATTTAGCTGAAAATCTAGATAATTCTATTGTTTATTCAGAATATGTAGCTGAAAATCTTGACAATAATATTGCATATTCAGAATACATTGCTGAACACGTAGATAACAACATATCTTATTCAGAATATATAGCTGAAAATCTTGATGATTCTATGGCTTATACAAATTACATCGCTGAAAGTTTGGATAAAACTATCGAAAAATCAAAACTTCTTACAGAAAAATTAAAAACTGGTAAAGTACTTGAAAATTTTGAATTCATAACAGAAGATGAAAATACTAAAGATATTGACATTAATGGATATTATGAAGATCAAGCTCCTACAATGGAAGGTCCAGCAGCAGAACCTGCTCAACCAACGACAGATCAGCCTATTACTCGACCAGTACAAGGTGAAGAAGTAGAAGGAGAAGGAGAAGAAGTTGAAGCTCAACCAGCTGTAGAAGGTGAACTACCAACAGAAGAACCAATTGAACCAACAGTTGAAGAACCAGTTCAAGGTGAAACTGAAGAAGGCGGATTACCAACACCAGGAGAAACAATTGCAGTAGGTGACAAAACAGGTGAAGTACTTGCAACTAATCCACAAAATGGTATGGTTGTTATACAATTGGACACTGAAGAAGAACCAGTTGAAGTACATGAATCTAAAATCACAAGACTAGGAAGCAAAGTACAAAAAATCGGAAACTCATTAAACGAAAGTATAAATAATTTGATCAATGAAACTAAAAAAAGAAAAGCTTCAGAAAATGATCAACCAAATTTTATGATGTTCTTAACAGAAAAAAGAAAAGCTGCTTATTATTCACTATCTAACGAAGACAAAATTAAAGTAAAAATGATGTTGAAAGAAAGTGAAGGTAAATATACAAGTGAAGTTCAAGTTATATCACTTATGAATGAAGCTCTTTCTCCAAAAAGAAAATCATTTAATGATTTATTAATTGAATCAATGCCATCTGAATTAACCATTATATGGGAAAAATTAGATGTAACTATTAAAAACCAAGTGTTGGCAACAGCAAGATTATTTCCCTCTTTAGATACAGTACAAAAATTTGAGAGTTTTTGGTATAGTAGAGACTTAGCACGTTACACAAACGAAAAACCTGCAAAACAATTAATTACAGAAAATCATATCGTAGATGGCTCAAAATTGAGTGAATCACAGATTGATTATTTCAAATCAGCCTTTGATAAATTGAATTCTTAAAAATAGAAAATTTTTCAAAAATAGAAAAAAATGACATTTTTTATAGAATATATATCATTACTGAAAACAAAGACTTTAATGTCTTAAAAAAATAATAAAAAAAATGAATTTAATAATTGACAATCAAAAAGCAGTAGCTAAATGGAAACCAGTTTTAGAAAACTTGGGAGTTGCTGACAATTACAAACAGAGATGGATGGCAGAGTATGCTGAAATGCATTCAATGAATGAAAACGTTGCTTATAGTACATTAGGTAACATGAATGGTATGGGTGCTGTACAAGCAGCTCAACCAGCAGGAACTCCAGGTTTAGTATGGGGTGATTATGGAGCAGGAACTCCAGGTGGAATTGGTTCTGGTGATATAGGACAAAATTTACTTCCAGTTTCTATGAAAATCGCTGCTCAAACTATTGGTTTGGACTTAGTTGCTGTTAAACCAGCTTCTTCTCCAAAAGTTGATATGTTGTTCGTAGATTTTAAATATGATAACTTAGCTGATTCTACATTGAAAGATGAAAGACCAATCATGTTCTCTATTAACTTGTCTGATGCAACTGCAAAAGCTAATTTAAACACAGCTTTGAAAGCTTCTATGGCTCTTAAAATGGACGCTAATGGAATGCCAGTAAGAGAAAGAATCGGTGGTTTAACTGATTCAATTTATGTTCACTTGTCAGGTGGTACTTTAGCAACTCAGGTTGCAAACGGTTCAACAACTGGTGCTTATTTCGCAAAAGGTGGTGCAGCAACTCCTGCTGATCTTAATGGATTTGATCCAATTTTGATTAACTATCCTGCAAACGGAGCTGCTCCTACCAAAGAAGGTTGGATGGAATTTTTAGGATGGTCTCGTATTAATGGTTATCCAATGTTTAGAATTTTCCGTCAATTCAATCCAGGTTCTAACAACGCAGGTTGGGGATTTGTTGATGATAGAAATACTTTTCCAACTGCTGCTTATTCTATTGCTGCTATCTTAAATGATGGAGTTTCTGTAGAAGTAGCTTCTGGTGCAACTGCAAAACAAGCAATTGTTTTAAGTGGTGTTACTATTGACTTGGTATCATTGTTAGAAGATCATATTCCTGGTTTCTCAGCAGGTTGGTATTTGAAACAACCAATGACAAGAGATGAAGACGAAAGAACTTATCCAAATGTTATCGGACCAGATATTTTCACAAAAACTATACAAGTAGGTGATATTGAAATTTCTAGTTCATTAAAAAGAACTCAAATTGAAGATATTAAAGCTGCAACAGGTATGGATATCGTTCAGAAACTTGAATCAGTTCTTGTTAATGAATTGACTCAAACTATTTCAAAACAAATCGTTTCGAAAGTAACTGAATTGGCTGACAAAAATAGAGTAGCTTGGACAACTCCTAAGGATGCCTCTGGTGCTTCTAAATTTGACTTTAATGTTGATTCTTATTTGAAAGTTGGTGCAGCTACCCCAGGTGGTGAAACTACTCACTCAATACAGAGAAAACTTATTGCTAAAATTAATAATGCTTCTAACTTTATTGCAACTGAAGGTCGTGTTGGACCAGCTCAATACCTTGTAACTAATGGTAATTTGGCTTCTGTAATTCAGGACGTTGCTGGTTATACTCTTAATCCAGTAAAATCTAACTTAAATGCAAATGGACAATTATTCCCAATGGGTAATATTGGTAACATTTCAATTTATGTAGATCCTTACCAAAGATGGGATGATAACAGAATATTCTTAGGAAGAAAAAATAGTGTTGAACAGCCAGGTTTGGTATTCGTACCATATTTGATGGCCCAATCAATACAGTTAATTTCCGAAGCCACATGGGCTCCTAGAATGTTAATTCGTTCAAGATATGCTGTTGCTGACATAGGATTCTTCCCTTGGAAACAATTCATGACATTGTTAGTAACTGATAGTGCAGGTGTACTTATCTAATAGTTAGTATAATAATTAAAAAAAGAGAGAATTTATTCTCTCTTTTTTTATATATGCACTAGAACAATTGTGCTATGAAATATCATAAGACAATGAAATTAATATAAACATTTGTGCTATTAAAAACTATATTATTATATGATAATAACTAACAACATAGAGATAAAAACAACAAATAAGAACATAAGTCATTATAAAAATTTAGGTTATGATATAAAATCTGGAGATGTTATAATAATAAATGTTGAAGATTTACCTAAAACTTCAAAACTTAAAATTAACGTGTCTTGTGATAAATGCAATGAAAAATATAATATTTCATATTTTTCATATTTAAGAAACACAGAAAATGATGATATTTATCATTGTAAAAAATGTTCTGGTATTAGATGTAAAGAAACAAATATTGATAAATATGGAGTAGATCACCCATTAAAATTAGATAAATTTAAAGATAAAATTAAAAAAACTAATTTTAAAAAATATGGTGTAGAATACACTATGCAAAATATAGAAGTTAAAAATAAATATAAAAAAACAATACTTGAAAAATATGGTACATCTGAATATATGCAAACTGATGATTTTAAAGAAAAATCAATAAATACATTAATGAAAAAATATGGTGTAGATTCACCGTTAAAGAATGAAAAAATAAAGAAAAAAGTAGAAAATACTTGTTTAGAAAGATATCAATCAAAATCACCATTAAGTTCAAAAATTATAATAGATAAAATATCAAAAACGAAAAATGAAAAATACAATGACAAAAATTATAATAATAGGAATAAATATAAAGAGACTTGCTTAGAAAAATATGGATTTGAAAATCCGATGCAAAATGATACAATTAAGAAAAAATTATCAAATATTATATTTGAAAAAGATGGAGTATATAGTCCTGCACAAAATATTGATGTGTATCAAAAGATGATGAAAAACGGATTACACATTTACAAATTCAAAGATACAGATATATATTACCAAGGTGAATATGAATTAGATTTTTTAAATAAATATTTTGAACATATTGAAATAAAAAGAGGAAGTTCAATAAAATATTTTTTTAATAATAAAGAATGTATATATTTTCCTGATTTTTATAATGAGAAATTAAATTTAATAATAGAAATAAAATCATCTTATTGGTATGATAAACATAAAGATAAGAATATAGCAAAACAATTAGCATGTAAAGAACAAGGATATAATTTTATTTTTATTATCGATAAGAATTATGATATATTCAGTAAGATAGTAGAATCTATAACATACACTAAAGAACATTGT